ACCACCATCTAGAGAGGGAACTAGATAGAAAAGAATTCACTGAGAAAGATTCGAAGTGGGTTAGTGTGTTCGCTAAGCCGGTAGGAAAGCGGTGGAGTATCCATTTTATCCTGTCTCCAAAGGCAACCGACATTCAATCTGGAAATGTACCGGATGAACTTCAAAACCTCGACCTAGTGAATGGTGTAAAATGGGAGTACAACGAGAAAGACGACCGCCCATCTTCCTATTACTCTGTACCGGATAGGGTAGTTAAGTGTATTAGTGTGGATGATCCCCTGTGGGATAAGCTGCACAGCTCTTCGGAGGTGCGGTGGACCCGCGAATGGACCGTGGTCGGAGCAGAGTGGCGAAAATAAGCCACCATTATTTTAGAATTGCCCGGCTATTGCCGGGCTTTTCATGGGTGAGGGGTTATTTTCAAATTATTTTTAGATTTCTGGGAGTTTCGGCCAATATGGGCAATATGGAATTTCTCAGGAAAGGGCTCAGAGTGCTCGTATACGAGCTGCTGGGATGTAGGAGCGGTGAGCTACCGCTCAAGGGTAGAAAAGGCTGCGTAGAGCCTAATAGGAGGGTTAGAATGGAAGAAGGGAACATGCCACAGTACTCCCACTGGAGAACGTATATTGCAGAGTTTGTTCATACAATGGGCATACCGGAGAATGAGAAGCAGGCCTGCATCGCGTATTTAGTTAGCTGGTATAAGCGAAGAGTGTTGCATAGAATTAAACGAGAAGAGTACGAGGCGATCTGATCTAGGGACTGGGTAGATTTTTAGGAACTGGACAGATTTTCACAGGCTGCAAAATTAGGAACTGGGTAGATTTTTAGGAACTGGACAGATTTTCACAGAAGGGGATTTTTCTACAGAGAAATTTCCCCTGAAATTTAGCCGGATTTATCAGAAGGGCGGATCGTTAGCCAGCTATCTAATTGGTTACCAAGCTATCTTTAATCGTTAGCACGCTAACTAAAAATTCCTAGGACAAACCTGAGTTGGCACGAACGTTGCAAGCCCGCACCAGTTTCCCGGGCAGGCGTAGGCCTCGACTATCCGTCGTGAAGGCGATATGTAGTTGGGGACTCGCACCCCGCGTTTAAGATGCGCCCATTCTACTATGACAAACCCCTTTGTCAACATAATTTTATGGCACAGTCTTTGCAATTGCAATTAGCGTGCCAGCCTAAATCTCAGGCTCCCTCGGTGTTTATCTCCGGTGCTCGGCCTCCTGCCTGCGTTGCCCGCCTGCCTGTCATTATACACAAGCAAGAAAAGAAGGCAAGCGAAAATATAGAGAAAAATCTACATAAAACCGGTTGACACGTTCCTTTTATATAGGCACAATGAGCACACATTCAACGGAACGGCAGGTAAACAGCCATGCTACATAGTGAAGCCCGGGCGATGGCCCTACAAGAGATGGACAAGTGGAGCCTCCTCGAACAAGGTTGGAAATTCAGTTTCAATCTCAGGATGAAACGGACGCTAGGCCGTTGTAATCACGCTAAAAAGCTCATAGAGCTAGGTTACAGCTACGTAGCTGCCAATGGAGTGCCTGCGGTATTAGATACTATCCGCCATGAAATAGCTCACGCTAAGGCGGGACCGGATCAGGGCCATGGATTCGTATGGAAAGAGTGGTGCGGATTGATTGGCGCTAAACCTAAGCAGTACGCCAGCACAAAAGAAAAAGTAGTTAATTTCCCGTGGCAACTGGCGATTCAGCACGACTCCGGGCGCTTAGAGTGGCTTAACCACTACGGTTTCAGACGGACCAACATGGCGAAAAAGCAGGTACGCGGGCGGCCTGAGACAAAGGGCAGACTAGTTTGGGTGAAGAGTGAAAATAAGGGTTGACAGCTTGGGCCATTCGCGTAGAATGGCCCTCAAGCAAAGGGAAACACCCTGAGCAGTCACAAAGGATACATAGTTATGAAAGCGCTTTGTAATCATCGGGCACTCTACGCGGCTTACAATCGTAGCGAGATTGATCGCGTAGCGGTAGACTTGAACCGCTATTTCCCTATCGAGAAAGATGATGAATGGGAAGACGGATCATACATGTATCGTCGCCGCACCTATCTGGTGAAGCATTCGAAGGGTACAGCCCGTTGGCACAGTCTTTACTGCAATGGGATCGTCCAAGGCGTTGGCGTCATCTTCGACGTGAAATCGGGTGAACCTTTCCGCACAGCATAAGGAGATTCAGAAATGCAAGCTTGGAACGTATACCAGAATGGCCAGTTGATCGACATTGTTTTCTTCGATATTATGTGCGGTACCGAGGAGGTACGGAAATCGCTGGTCAATCACGACGGATACCCGTCTGATATTACTGTAGAGGAGGCCGAGTGATGGATAGCCTTTCTGTTAAAATCGTTCTCTCTGAACTGAGTTACAAGGCCTTGATTCAACCTTCGCCTTGCTTGGCCGAACGCTCGACCTAGACGAGGGGTTGGACGATATACTTAATCTTATTGCGGATGAGATCGCTTTCCGCGACGGCCTGCCGCCTTTCGCAGACGACTGCGATAAAACAGAATGGATGCTCCGTCGATGGGAATCGCTCCCGGTGGTATCGTACAATATCGGGCAAGACGGACCGATTGTCGCTCGGTCTATCGAAGTAAAAACGGCATGAGGGGAGAACTGATGACCGTCAGAGTAGGAGATATCGTGGCTATCCGGGGCGACATTCGGAAAAAGCTCGACGAACGTGCCAATACACGCCCGAACAATTGGTAGGTGGTAAGTTCCTCAAGCATGCCGGCACGGGAGAAATATGGACTGGCCGAGTGAGTAAGATACAAGGTGATATGGCCAAGGTGGGAGGGGCTTGGCGCGGGATCGAATTCTATGTGCTCATTAGTGAAATAAAACGCTTGACAACCTGACCCACTAGCTGCAAAATAGCACCCACAGACAACGAAGACGCCGACAGGCGAGGAGAAAGCAGATGCAAATGTTCTTCAAAACCCGCACCCAAGCCCGTGCAATGGCCACCAATGGCCGCAAAGTGGTAGACAACGGCACTCAAGCTGAAAAACGCTGGGCTGTCAAGCTGAACAAAAAGGAGGCTAAGTAATGGCTAAGTCTGTAAGTGTAGACCGCAAGCGCTCCATTCTCGACGAAGCGAAGGATGGCAGTTTCTTCAGCGTCGAGTTCATCAAGGCAGACGGCACCATTCGAAAGATGACGTGCAAGCGCCAGATCAAGTCGGCGTACGCTAACGGCCAGTTTGCGACCCGCAAGCCCACCAGCGCCGGCAAGCCGCACCTGTATACCGCCGCCGAGGTGCTGAACATGGAAGAGGGTAAATCCGCTTTCCGCACTATCAACCTTGAGACTCTGACCCGCGCCAAGGTAAACGGAATCGAATATAAATTCGATTAAAAGCTTGACAGCCTAGGCCATTCCTGTAGAATGGCCCTCAAGCAAGACAAACTTAAACAGAAAGGAGATTCAAAAATGGCACGTTCTATCAAGGCTTCCGACTTCGATTCCGCTTACCAGTTCGAGGCCGCCAAAACGTTCCGAACGTAAAGAGTCCCGCAAATCGCGTGACAATCGCAAAGCTAGCCGAGGCCGAGCTTTCGACTTCAGTAGCGATATGTAAGGTTTGTGCCTCGCCGGTGGGCCGATTCGCCGGCAATCCTAAGCCCATTCGTCGAGTGGTTTTAGGATTCTCAACCCTAGCGGAGATACCAAAAATGGTTCGTCAATGCGTACCCTGTCCCGATGCTCGCCATGCTTTTTGCCTTGCATGGTTGTTCGCCATGCCGGAGTTCGCCGGTCTGCCCGCTCAAAAGGACATAAAACTCTTTAAGACTTCGGGACAGTGGGCGGTATGTTATGGCTAGACGACAGCGGCTCCCGTCGTGGGTTCAAGACCAGACCGAGGATGAAACGCCGCTGAGGGATAGGATAGACCCCTACCTTAGCAAGCTGACCGAGGTAGATAAGCTAGAGGGACAATTGCGACGGGTCAGGGATGCAACGGACCCGGAAGAATACAACGAAATGGCTAAGGTACTAAAAGCCCGACGCCGGAAGATAATGAAGCAACGTGCCCGGGCCTACGGTCTGCCAGAGGATGAGCCTACCAATGTCCAAGGGTACAGCGTACCGGAAGAGGTTCACCGTAGAGCCATCCTGTTAAGCAGTGTAAAACCTTGGATGTTCTGGACCATCCTGTCTTTCTCGATTTTTGTGTGGTTTGTTTTGAAAACAGTTGACAAGGTTCCCGCCTCCTGTAGAATGGTCAGCAAGAAAGGCGGACAGGCCGCCTAGCTAGACAAAGGACAATCGTCATGAACTTCACTCTCAATCTCGTTTCCAAAAACAGCAAAACCGGTCCCATGCCTGTTAGCACGTCTCATAACGGCACCTGCCCGGATGCCTGCCCTCTCAAGGCTAAAGGCTGCTATGCCGCTTATGGGCCTACTGCTATTCACTGGAAAAAGCTAAGCAAGGGTGAACGTGGCGTAGAGTGGAAAGAGTTCCTTAAGCAAGTGCGGTCTATCTCCCGTGGGGATTTGTGGCGTCATAATCAAGCTGGCGATCTCGTGGGTCAGGATGACGTTATCGATGGGATCGCCCTGATGGAACTGGTGAAGGCTAACAAAGGTCGTCGCGGCTTCACCTACACACATTACCCGATGAACAATTTCATGAACCGCCAGCACGTATTGTCGGCCAATCGTAGCGGGTTTACTATCAACCTGTCGGGCAACAATGTAGCGCACGCCGATGAACTGGCCGACCTGAACATCGCCCCTGTAGTGACTATTCTCCCGATGGACGCGGAGAATGTAAGCTTTACGCCGAAAGGACGTAAAGTGGTAGCTTGTCCGGCTGAGAAAAGCGACAAGGTGAATTGTAAGTCGTGCGGCTTGTGCCAAGTGGCCGACCGGGAATATATTATCGGCTTCCGTGCCCACGGCACAGCAAAGAAAACTGTCGATCTCATTGCGAAGGGTTAACACAATGGACGAATCTGTTTACGCACCATTCAATCAGTGTAAGATGATGGGCCTAGAACGAACCGTGCGGAGCCTAGCGGCTCCAAACGGATGCAAGGTAGTCTTGTATCAGGATCACAAGAACAAGCACAGAATTGTCGTATATGACGCTCGTAGGGCAGGGTATGTCCGGGGTCATGGTGCAAGCAGATGGGGAGATTCATTACAAGGAAACTCGCAAGGCTAGCCAAGGGCAAAACCTGACAAGGCAACTACAAGCCCAACTGACCGCATGGGGAGTGAAGTGGTTTCCCTCTCAGTATCAGACAACGGCAGGTTCGGCTTGCTACAAAGGAGACCGGTAATGCGACAGCTTAATAAATCCCAGCTAAAGGCCTTGGGGCCTAAGATCGACCTAGCCTTAGAGCTAGCTTCTACTGGCCGAGGGGAGAAAATGAACGGCCACGGCTCCACCTGTTACATTTCAAACAAGGCTGGGCATAACATCCTTCGAGTGAGTTACCATAACTCCCGGTTTGTTGTGTATGGTGCTGAGAGCGTCCGGGTTACCGGGACTGTCATTGCGGCATGGGTAGAATGGAAGGGCATTAACCGGGCTGCAATCGACGCTCTGAGTGAGTACGGGTATCATCCTAACCTGAGCATAGGGCACAACGATGCTCTTAAGACTCTGCGTGATATCGAGCGTTACCAGTGACGGCCTCTTACTCGACAGAGAAACGGGGCCAGAGGTGGGCCATCATCCGTACTGAGCCCGGTTATAGAGGTGACCGGGTGACCGTGCTAGGATTCTGTATCAATCAAACGCACGCTCTTAAAACGGTAGCCAAATTCCGGGCTTGGCAAGCGCTAGGCTGGCCCTACACACTGAAAGACGACAGAAAATAAATGCTTGACAGCCTAGGCCATTCCTGTAGAATGGCCCTCAAGCAAGACAAACCGCCCATTAGGAGGCTAGAAATGAAAAGCTTAGTCATGCAAGAAACTATCAACCGCCGGACCAATAAAACTACCTACTACAAAGCGACGGGTGATAAGTTGATCCGTGTGTCACCATCTGAATACCGAGCGATTAATAATCGCGGTGTTGCGTCTAGTTGCTATCTAACCACCATGGACGCTACTTATATTCGCCATTCTAAAGTCGTCCACTTCGCATGATTTAATTTCACTAAACATCAGATAAAATAAACCCGGAGACTCAAAAAATGGAAGCTGTAGCTCAGTTCAAAAGTGAAGACTACGCAAGCGGTGATAGTCTTACCGCAACCGTCTATGAGGATGTTTATGGCTGCTACATCGTGAGCGTTTTTCGGAACTAGCTTGAGTGAGCCTGTCGGCTTCCATTGGGGCCCGTTCGAGTATAAAGAATCCGCAATCGATGCCGCTAAGTCTGCTATCTAACCAAAAGGGACAACAGAATGAAAATCTCCGCTATCCTGAAGGACCAGTTGGAATCTAGCTATCAGCCGCATTCGTTTATGTGTGCTTGTGTTATAGAGATGGACTTGAGCCGGGACCAACGGTCTGTAGTTATGAAATTTATCGAGGAATTGCTCAACCCCGAAGAACAGGACGAATGCTTCCCCACGTTACACGCCAAGCTCAGGGCAGAGCTTCCGGGGGTTTATCATAAGGAGGCGTGGGATCAGGAAGAGTGGGATTTCTTCATTTCCCCATCGGCCTACAATATGCGGGTAATATGGTGGAAAACTGTCATCGGGCAACTAGAGGAAAGGGGTGAATGACACAAGCTAACTGGTGCAAAGGCGTCCGGGTTGTCGGCGGAAAGCGGGATGGCGAGATCACACTATTTACCGATGCCCACTTCAGCGAATCACTGGGCTTCTGCGGCGGTGATCCCGACTGGACCGAGGCTCTGCCGATGCCTGCTGCACTTCGCCTGCTGGTGAAATGGAACAAACTGTGCCGCCAAATGAAGCTTGACTATCGGTATGAGCTGCTGTAGTCTGCAATCTCAATCAAAACAGGAATGCTCCGATGTCGATTCTAGCCTTAACCCTGACCCTTTGCTCCGCTGTCCAATGTGATGACTACATCATCGACCACACACTCCCGGGACAAGCAGCCGAGTGCAATACTCGGCTGTTAGAGGAGGCCGAGGAGTGGGGCGATGCATGGGTGGCGACCAATGCGGACGCCCGGCTGACCCGCTACCTTAGCCGGTTCAATATTCAGGTTGACCCTCGCTTTGTTTTCGACTACGATTTTACCTGCCAACTGATCGCAGAGGATGAACTACCATGATCGCTCCACATATCACCAACAAACAATACCGTAGCCGTGCCGCCGTCATCATCCGTCGAGTGAAATACTATGAAAGCCGCTGGCTTCGTACTGTAGAGTTTTTCTCAGGCGCGGCCGCTCAGAACATCGCAGAACGCTTTGCCTACGCTGGGCATGCCGAAGAGCAACTGTCCAAACTTAAATCAGAGTTTGCAGCCTTCCCGGTGGAGGTGAGGCTAGATGCTCTAGGTTGGATAAACTGGAATACTCATAACGACGGTCTGCTAGAGGAGTGGATTCATCAGGATAGTGACCGTGCCATCATGCTAGAGTATGACAGCGAATCGAAGCGGCCTGTAGCCTGCTGGGAAACCACTGTCGATGCTCTTCCCAAGCTGGCAATGCTGTAAAATATCGCCCGTCAGGCTGAAATAATGCTTGACGGGCGTTTTTTGTACCTGTAGAATAGGCCTCAAGAAAGGAAAACAGCCGAAAGGCTCAATCTGAAACCCGGAGATCAATAAAATGCTGCTAGTTCATGGGACCACTGCAAAAGGCCTGAAAGCTATCATGAACCGTCAAGGCAAGGAAGGATTGGCCGCACCTTGGGACGTTTCGGACAATGACGGAATGTCCTACTTTTACAACGTAGGCAAGATGGAGTGGCACGACGAAGAGGAGGATGCTAAGGCAGAATGCATCGTTCGTTGCCTAGAACAGGCCCAATTGCAGCAGGCTATGATGGCCGAAGGAGGTAAAATCTATGCTCTGGTGGTTGACATTCCCGAAGAGTTTCAGGATTGCGTAGAGGATGATTATTCGTGCCCTAACGCTAGCCACCAAGCTAGCTGTTTTCCAGAGGATAACTTTGATCCGTCATGGATTGTAGAAGTGTATGAGGCAGATGTGAGTGTATGGGCCATCCCTTTCATCGTAGCTGGAGTCTCAGGTAATTCTATGTTCCAATCCCACCAACTACCTGACAAACTGGTGGCGATAGCGGAGTCGGTGGCACGGTCCAGTGACATAGACACATACGAAGCTTTCGAGATCGACCATTCACAGGTGGAGCTGTCAATTCTCGAACATTTCAAAGATAACGCTTGACAGTCTAGCCACCTAGCGTAGAATGCCTAGCCAAGGGGTGCATAAGCGCCCCACTCAAAAGGATACAGAAAATGGCCATCGTTGATCGAACCGCAGGTAATGAAAGCCCGAATCACTGCTACATCGTCACTGGTAGCATTGGACCAGAGTTTGAGCCGACTCTGTTCACTACCCATGCGCTGGCAAAGAAGTATGCTGAGCAGATAGTGAAATACGGCAAGGCAAATGATGTTTTCCCGCCTTTTACGCCTGTTATCGAGACTCGCCACAAGGCGGATATGCATCGGTTCACCATTCACAACAAAATCCCCGAATAGGAGACGTATCTATGAAACTTTCTGAAATTTTCCAAAAAAGGCCTGAACTATGCAATTGAGTACGGAATGCCGTGGTATATGTGCATCCGTCTCCGGGAGATTCATTTGTTCCCCTCGCCCGTTGAAATGGCAGTTAACTCGGTCATGATGTCTGCCGGTATCTCATCAACCCCAGAGGGATGCGAATTCGCCGGCGTTGATGACTATTTCGAGGAAAGCGGCCTAGCAGCCGCATACAAAATGAACAATCAGGAAATGTCCGAATACGGGCGCTCATCCTACGCAATGTGGGTGCAATTTTGGTTCTTCGTAATCTTTGACTTAGCCCGAAAAGGGCAGTAGGATGCATTACAAGCGTAGAACAGCCAGCAAATAATGTGATCTAGAGGGACGGTCATGGGTGACAAAACTGTAGTTTATCGGGTGGAGTGCAGGAACGGCGAGGGACCGTATGTTAACTATGGTATGGAGATTGATACGTCCTCCACTCCCGAGCGGCCCGTACCGGAGCATGACGGGATACCTGATGTCCGCCATTTTGAGTATTTCGCCTTCACGTCTCCTAAACAACTAGATGACTGGTTCGGGGACTACTACAGCAATCTGACCGAGCACTCCAGCGCCTCAATCAAAATGTATGAGGTGGACAGGCAGCATGTAAGGACTGGTATCCGGCAGTGTGTATTCCGCAAGGATGCGGCGGTTTGCGTCAAGGAAGTAACCATTGCCCAATGGGTGGGCCTACTCAAGGCTGGCATGATCGCTGCGGTTGTCACACAAGCTCTGGCCCCGATCCTTCGGAGCAACTACCCCTAGACCTAGGGGACGATCCGGCCTGTGAGGCTTCGAAAGAAATTTTGAAAATCTTCGGTTTGTAGGGTTGACAGCTTGGGCCGTTCGCGTAGAATGGCCCTCAAGCAAGACAAACCGCCGGCAGGCAAAACCACAAACCCGGAGACTCACCATGAACAAGCCAATGAACACTTTCGCATACGCCCACTACGTCGCCCGCATGGACAAGGCCTCTGGCACTAGCCTGCCCTACGCCACCCTGTTCCGCATCGCCCTGCGTAACGCCTACCGCAAGCCGGGTGTCCGCCAGTACGATTGTGCAGCACTCGTCGAGGATATCAAAGCGCGTGAACTGGTCCAAAAGCGCATTCGGGCTGAAAAAGCAGTAGTGATGGCGGCAGTAATGCGTGCAATCCGTACCGGCTTCACCGTTAGCGTGAAGGATGGCAGCGATGGCGAGTGGGTAGTGAAGAAGTCTACCGATATCAAGGAAATTTCTGACAGCCTGCAATCGACCGACGAAGATATCATCCGCTTCCGAAAGGGTGACGGCCCGGCCAACATCGTCGGCTCTATGTGGGCAATCTACGGTAACAGCGCTGGCGAAGTGATCGCCGACTGGACCGAAAACGCCACCATGGCCATGATTATGGCTCCCGCAGAACGCAAGATGGAAAAATACGCGGAATTAGGTATCTAATGCTTGACGGGGCCCGAAAAGGGCCCCATAATGCACCCACATCAGCAAACAACGTCAGGACTGACCCGATGAGCCAGATCAAAATCCAAGAGTACATCGTAGCCGAGATCAAGGTTAACCATTGCGCTCACCTGCGCAAGGGCCAGACCATCCAAGCCCGCGATGCCCGTAGCAGTGAAAAGTGGGTTGCATTCATGGTGGAGCGCGGGTATAGTGTCTCTGAAGCCGCTATCCTGTTCAAAGACGCCCATGATGTGGCAATGCTCGAACTGGCAGCCTGAAGAAAATCCTACTAGGGGTACTGACAAATGAAACGCCAATATACTGATTCCTACCAATGCAAAGCAATCAACGGTCTGATTTCTGCCTGCGGCGGTAAGAAAGCTACCATGCAAGCTCGGCCTTCCTTGAAAGCCTCTAGAAAGAAACTGATCGATAAAATGGTCAAGTATATTGCCCGGTCAGGATGGAAACCGTAACCAACTGATTATCACAGCCCCGGCTTGCCGGGGCTCACAATAGGAGATAAAAGCATGAATACCCTGATTATCCGTTTGGATTCCGCCTACAGCGTTCAAACTGTCCGTAGTTTCCTTACGGAAGCTGTAGAGAGTATTCGAAAGCATATCCGGGACTACGCGGTGCATGACGAATACGATTCGGGATTGAGCCCGGTAGCACCCAATCATCGACTTGCAATCGTCACCTTGGACGAAGATTGCCGAGTGTTTCACATTCAATACGAGTCACCCGATCTTTATCTGGCGAACCCTCGGATCGTGTTTACTGATGTTGAAAGCCCGGCATATACCACTCCCGTGAACGAGATCGAAGAGTATAGTTACATGACCGCATGGCAGCATATACGCCAAAAAGATATGACAGCAAAAGACTACCTGTCGGATTGGTCTATCCTTTTCGCCTCAAAGGAGAATGCCATTGATATCGACCCGCGCCCCAATCTGAAAACGCAAATCTTGCATTAACTGAGAGAGCTAGGATGAAGCTGCGAACCATATTCGAAACCTACGATTGCCGAGTTAGGTTTGTCACCATAACCGGCGTGTTTGTGGAATCTCAAATTGTGCGGAGTTTCGGTCAAGCTCAGGAGATTGTATCATTCCTCTGCAATCCCGCAGATACTGGTATCCGTCTATCCTTCTTCGACGAAGAGGAGGGCTGCGAGTCGATCCTCTGCCGATTCAACTACAAAGGAGAAATCATCAAATGAAGAGCAAGTATGGAAAAAACATCGCTGCGGAATATAACCTTTCCTGCCGAGTTCGCCGGATTACTTTTGAAAGCGCCCGGCGCCACCCTGACAGTCGCATTGTGAAGCTCGCAGCATCCTACGCCTGTGCTGCCTATGGCCGTCCTTACAAGGACTGTATCGGTGCCTACAAGGCCGCCAAGCGGCGAGAGAAGGCAATGCGAAACTCCGCCACATGGAAGCTCAACCGGGAAGCTAAGCGGGCCGTGCAGTGGCTACAAGCTGCCATGAACAAACGCAAATAAAGTTGTTGACAGCTTAGGCCATTCCTGTAGAATGGCCATCAAGCAAAGGGAATCACCCTGAGCAACTGAATAGGTAAAAGACGATGCAAGCAACCTACCAAGCCCTGAAAACTCTGCGCGATGCTTGTGAAGCTGTCAAGGATGAAAAAGGCACCATCAACGGAAACAAATTGAATGCACTGCGTAACAAGGCTGTCAAGGAGATGCAAGCTGGTGGTGAAACCTACTCTGACGCCATTAGCATGGCTCACGACTTGATTAAGAAGTATCGCAAGTAACCGTAACCCCGGTTCGCCGGGTCATCACAGAGCACGACCGAGGAGACAACATGAATAACTCGCCTGTAGTTGTATGTCTTAAGTGCGGAGCCGTAAATGGCGGCTGGAGTAAACACAATGTTGTAGTGGCACTAGGGAAGAAGTGGTGCGGTCACTGTGGGTCCAATCTCGCAACCCTTCGTCGCTAACCATTCACTGAAGCCTAATCGAGGAAAGATCATGAACTCCACTCTGGCACGCCTACAGAACGAACGCTGTGCAACCCTCCGCCTGATGCTCCTGCCGGAACATCGTGGGTATCAGTTCTCTGGCCATCCTTGGGCCGAGCGCATCCGCAATCTCCACGATGAAGCTAAGTGCATCCGCAGCCATCACTAAACCGCACTAATCCATTAAAGCTCTAACAGCCCGCCTTGTGCGGGCTTTGTTCTATCTGCGAAAGCGACAGCTTTCAAGTGTAATTAACATGTAATGTTGTAACACTCTGTAGAGGTAACACCAGCATGACAAGATAGACCACTTGTAACGTTGACGTTACATGTATAACAGCATGACAGCGAAAGCTGTACAGATAGCATTCTGTCCAGTTCACCCCTATCAAATAACCCCACAATAACCCACCTTAAACCTACCGGTTTTAAGCGGCCTGTGAGGCCGTATATGAAGCGATAGCTTCGCTATGTTAGTCTGCACCGTCAAGGCGGAAGCCTTATAGTTTGAGGCTTGTAGGAGGTTTTAGGGCCATATGCGATTAGCATAGGATGTTGGTTGTTTTGAGTAGATTTTGGGTATATTGGGCCTATAACCCCTTTCCGCGCTACCACTTTGACGTTTTGTGTTAAGCGACAGCTTACATCCGCTCTCATTTTGCAATGAGAATTGCGTACAGTTCATCATGCGCCTCAGAAGTGACTTCACTTTGCATGCGGATGCATGCTATAGTATACCCTGTGATAGCTCCGCTATCCCGTTTTGCATGGCACACGAATTGCATAAGCATGACAAGGGTAACCCTCGAAAGCGGAGCTTTCAAAGTGATCTGTGAAGTGTAGGCTCTACCCTTTAGTATATTGCGACCGGAAGTAGTGACACTGAAAACCTTGACTCCAGCCCAGCAAATACGTTAAACTAAAGGGTTGATAGCTGCCGCTATCGATAGATCAAAATTCACACAAGGAGGCACAATGACAAGCAACAATCATGCCAAGATTCACATCCATTACGCTAAGCAAATCTATTACGCCATGCGTAAACGTGCCATCGCAGGCGATGAGATATGCAAAGAATGGGCCAAGCCCAAGACAGGCTTCGAAGCGTTCTATGATTGGGTGGTGAATGTGTCAGGGTACGCCGTAGCTACCGCCTAGACAGGAATATTCTCTTCCCGGGAAACAAGCTCTATGCTCCGCATACATGCGAGTTCACGCCTACATACATGCACACTCTATTCTCCAACTGCGACAAGGCATGCAATAGCCGTGCCAATACGTGGGATAGCTATATCCCTCTAGGCGTCCGCCTAGCACGCTATGACAAGTATGGGATGCCTGTATACGTGGCTCAGTGTAGGACACTTGGAAAGCAGTCTACCCTTGGATCGTTCGACGATCCGATGCAAGCCCATGCGGCATGGCAACATGCAAGGTAGCAGCCATCCATGAATGTATTGATCTCTATCAGATGGAGGATGTTCACAGTGTAAACGTTGTTCAAGCGTTGCTTGAGAGAGTTAACAAACTTGGCAAGGATATTGCACAGGGGAAAGAGACCACATTGTTGCAGTAGATCGACGGGGCCATGGTCAACCCCTCTTAGAGTGTCCTATCGGGGTGCGAGTAATCCGATAGCGAAGCTATCAAACGTATATGCATATTCCATGCCAACATGTGGAAAGATTTTACCCGGCAGGGCGGGAGCCCGTTGGCATTAGTTTTGCATAGCTTAGCTGTCGCTAAGAAGGAAAGACCACGGCCACCCATTATTTTGAATTTACTAAGGGTTAGGGTAGCGAGGTGGGTTCGTGGTTAAGTAGCTCGGAAATAAATCCATAACTGGCAGAAGGCGAACCAGCAGAGGGTAGGCCCGCTCCCTCCATTATTTTCCCAGCAGTAGAGGAGGCACACTCTACAAACGTATCACTCTATTCGGCGGGGGGTTTAGGATTCGAATATACCTTTAGCGGCTAAATGCCATCATTGCTTTATTTCCTATTTTCGTGCTATAATCCTTATAGGATGTTCTTATTCTTCATTATAGCTGGATAAGCGATGGTTGTATAGATTCACCACAAATAGAAGGAATATAGAATGGAAGATAATATTCAAGCTCCGCTTGCAGCTAGTGCAGGTGGCAAATTCGCAACTGTATACGAAGCTATTGTCGCACTCGGAGTAGAAGGGGCTGCCGCTGTGTACAGGGTAGGTGTAGGGAATAGATTGACAACAGCTAGACCATCGGCGTGGTAAAGAGAAGCCCCGGGCAGCGAAAGCTGATCCCGGGGCTTTTTTATTGCCTTGAGTTTATGTATGAAGAGATTCCAGTTGTCTCTGCTCTTCCATATACTCCCTAGTGGCGTAGTTCATCATGAGGTTGCAATACTCTTCGTTTATCTGGTCCATGTATTGCAACACTTTCTCCATGCTCTGGCATGGACTAAATCCATTATGACGGAGAATCTTGCTTAGATTACCCTCATTCCAGAAGTCTCTGGCCCAAGCCTCCAAAGCTACTGCGTAGAGGCTTTTGATGCACCCGATGGGGGATGGATACCAATATTGCTCAGACATTAGACCCTCCAAACGCAGCAAACACCCCTTGCTTAGCTAGGATAGTCTTTAGCTCCTCCAGTGAAATGGTCTCGTCTCCTACGACCACATACTTGTCTGCCTTCCCTAGAGTCATCACACACTTAGTCTGGAAGGTAGGCCGATACAAGTCATACACATCGGGTTGCCACTTGCTTCGCAGGCCAGTTCCGTAGCTAATGAACCGGTCTTCGGGATGATCCCGGATGTATAGGCACCGGGGACTATCATCTGGCCCATCTACGGAGATAGGGTGTTCCATCCACTCCCTGATCTTATCAACGACGCCCTCTCCTACCTTCAATTGAGCGTACTGACAGTACTCAAGGAACGCATCAAACTGTTCGGCAGTGAAATTGCTGACATCGATCTCTTTTAGTTTTCATTCTCTTCCTCCATGTCTGCAATGATTTCCTTCAACGCTTGAAGCGTGTAGGTGCCATTTAGCTCTGTAGTAGGACCAGTGTCACACTCATGAAGCGTGTACGCGGTCACTTTCTTCTCAGTGACGAAATGGAAGTCTACCCTTCGGAAGTCGTAGGTCGATTTCGAGTATCCAATGGCCTCTTTGAGTTCTTCCTCGTACCACAGGAATGTCATTGGACTTCCGTCGCTTTTACGAGTGTAGTCCAGCAGATTATCTCCAACCCACAGTAGCACTTGAGCCTTGTCGTACATGAAGCCGTTTCCGCTCCCAAACTCGATACCATAAGCCTTAAGGTGCTGTTGTACTGCAATGTTCTCTTCGGGGGTCTTCACAATAGTGTAAAACTTCACCAAACGCTCTTTCAATTTCAGTCCTCCTGTCTGTGTTTTATGGGAGTGTAAAACGTTCCCAGTCCATTGTCAAGCCTTCTGTGGTGATAGTCTGTTCCAGACGCTCTCTAGCTCCTTTTAGAATGATATCCCACTCATCTCCTTCTTGGACCCCTACATACTTCTCCATCATCAGCGCACGATCAACAAGCCCAGCTCTGTAGTTCTGTCGCTCTTTTCTACGCGATAGCACTCTTGAGATATGGTCCTTCTTCTTTGCCAACACGCTGATAGCTTTCCTTGCCATAAGAGTTGCATACTCGCTCTCCTCGGCGGTCATCCATTCCTGATACAGCAGCCCTAGACGAGTGTCATGCTGTACGAGTGGAAGGTCTTTCCATATGATACCTACTCGTCCAGTATCAGAGACGGCTTTCCATTCCAGCGTAGTGCCGGTCTTATAGTCGGTGATCTTTACATTCTCCGAGTTAGATTGAGACTGGAAAGCGTGCCTCCAGTCTCGGTATACAGTCCACCGTTTCCAGTCGAAGAATGTCTCACAGATGGCTTTAACAGGTTCTCCGATTTTACCCTCCAGTTCTTTCAGGCGGTTCTCCTGCTCAGCACTCATGTATTTGATAGGTCGGGAGGCGGGGTCGTAGCACTCCTCGACCCGGGCCTCCAGTAGTTTAGGCTCCTCGTTCCGCTCTTCCTCTCGGAACCATGCGAACAGCTTCTTAAACATATTCAGTCCTCCTCTCCTGTGATAGCTACCCTAGTCAGTCTCCACACTTTTCTAGGGAGACTAACGAGGAATAGCATAGTCATAAACGGTACGGCGATAGGCCAGAATATTCCAGCTAACACCGCTCGGGCCTCTTTCTTACGCCTCTCCGTACTTTCTCCCCTCCACCCAAGAAGGGTCGTAGAGATTCCCATACGAACATCCCTATCACAGAGTAGAACAATAGGCAGACCACTCCGACGACTATGCATACGAGAATGAGAAGCCCTACTTGTTCCATGGTGCGATCCTCTTAAGTAGTTTACGGCTGTTCCAGATAGACAGAGCCCACTTAGGTAACAACACCACTTTCAAAACGCTGTATGTTGCGTAGAGTAGCAGAAAGCTAGCATACACTGTGTATGTAATAGGCCATAGCAGTCCCAGTACAATGGCAAAAGCCTCGATACCCTCTCTGTGATCTTTAGTCGCACTAGCTGGGAAGTTATCTTTGAAATACTCCGTGATACCCATGTAGGTCCACATGAACACAATTCCCCACGCGAGCGCGAGGACGAATAGCATTGGGATTATCTCCATTACTCCCCTCCTTTTCGAATCAAGTCGAAGTAGGCCCACACGTAGAAGTTGCACCACGCTCTGCCTATGGCCCAGCCTTCCCAATAGTCTTCCCAGTCCTTGTTCGGAGGGTTATTCTCGAACATGGATAACACGCATGAATCAGCTACTTCGTCCAAGAGGTGCATTACCGAATTAAGCGGCCCGATTCCAAAGGTCTTATCTAGCCACCCCTTAAATCGTCCCACGTCTGAGACGGTGACGCTGGAGTCACTGCACAGTGCCAATCTCTCCAGAATGTAGCACATGTAAGGCTCTTCTTCGTTCTCTAAGAATGCCCGCATGCCCTCCTTGATTAGCGGTGCAATAGAATTAGAGTTCATTGTTTTCCTCCTTTCGAATCAGGTCGAAATAAGACCAGACATAAAAGTTCACCCAGTTTAGATCAGTATCCAGCAGGTAATTACGATGAAGAAGAGAGATAACTGAATCCCACGACGGAATCCCATGCTCCTCTAGTAGCCACTCTCTGAATGACCGATACTCTCCGTGGGAGATTTGCCCTTCTTCTGCTAGGTCGCTTAGAATATAACACATATACGTGTCCCGGTCGTTTACCAAGTAATCTTCCTTTATCAACTCTGCAACTGATCTCATTGTTTCCTCCTCTGAGAGCCCCACTAGGGCTCGAAATTTTTGCTTCGACCTCCGGTCAACACATTACAACCCAGTTGTACAGGTCGGCCTCCTCATAAGCTGATGGGTAGCGATTGTACTCCAAGAAGAAAGCGTGGTCAATAGCTGAGTATTTGGTTGCGAAACTCGTAATGTAAGTCAGACACCCGTTGTCCTCTTTCCTGAACAGGACGTATTCTTCAGTACCGTCCTTAAACGTATCTAGCGAGATAGTATACTTATCGAAGATCACAGCATTTCCTCCCGGCTAATGTAGTAGTTGTAGTCGTCCTCTTGGACGAGGAACGCACGATAGAAGCCTTTCTCAAAGTCTCCCTTGACCAGCACCAGATTGCCCTCCACCTTGCATGTATAGATATACATGGTGTTTGCTACTCGGATAACAGGATCATCCCCGGGACGAACATCCAGAGCAGAGAGCATAGCCTCCATTGGCATGCTTGTCAAGTGTGCAACTACAGCCGAGCAGTATTCTGCATCGCGGCCAGAAGTGTCCTCTGCATAAGCAGGAGCGACCCCGCACGAATGCAGGGCGAGTGTAAACGCAATAGCTACGAGTTTCTTGAACATACTAACCCTCCTCTTGGTCTGTCTGGGGAACATCCGGCTTGGGGTAGACGAATGTCTCTGGATATTTCATGCATCTTAGCTCATCCTTGCAGAATCCGTCAATCAGTTTCTGATGTGCGAACTCGGCTGCTCTATAGTACCGATTAGCCTGTCTAGCCTCAACCCGCAGGAGGTGGCTTATCGTGTGAGCATTGATATTACTAAGGCTTGCAAAAATTGTCAAGAGCTTCTTTGCAGAGAGGGGAATCGACCTTTCGTCAGGTCTGTACCAATCAAGTCTGGCAACTCCTTGGAGAACGTCGTCAACCCACAGAGGGTAGTCTCCATCTAGCTCCACCATGACTTCGTACATTTCAGGCTGAACAGCGTTGAAAAAGAAAGAGGGCTTTCGCCCTCTGCTGGTATCGAGAGGAGGCACAAGGCCTCTCTCAACCTTACGAATCAACCGATCAGCATTAGACCCTATTCGGGCCTTAAGCTCCTCGATTTCTTCACATGTCAACATACGGAGGACACACCTTGGATTTTGCCTGAGTGAACACCTCAGCACACGTAAGGTTTGCAGGACCATACCACTTGAACATGTTGTTGATATCGTAGCGGATCAGTTGTCTAAACTTCTGGCCGTCACACATATCAACGTCAAACGAGGCGATAACCCACCTAATAGCCTCTTCCTGTTCGTTGGATTCTCGCCAGCGGCATTCCAAGTCTGCATGGCTGGGCTCCAAGACATAAATGTCTTCGGCATACGTATCTTGGTAGTTTTTCAGACGAAGGATTCTGGCTCTAATCCACTGCATGCATCTGCGGTTGGGGTCGGTGATATCACAAACGACCGGAACCTCTGGAACCTCAACTGTATACATATAACACCTCTATTTATTTTTACAAGAATGCCATGATTCTGTCTCTATCTGCATGGCGGTACAGATTGAAGCAAGGGATGCCAGTGGAAGTTGCCAGTTGCCAAGCGGTTCTAGTCCCGCCTTCTGGAATTCCGTTGTGGTCTGTCTTGCTCCAGCACACCAAGAACTTGCTAGGTGTGCTGAGATTGGTCCCCAACACTTGGAAAACATTCCGAGTGTGGGCTCGTCTTGCGAATGGACTCAGAACAGGCTCTCCATCATTTCTGACAGAGTTCCAAGCTGGGTGTATCCGGCTAGCAATACTCCCGGCTTCCTCCCACTGCTCCGGCCACTCTTCTTCTGGAATGATTGTAGCTCCTAGAGTCTCAGTTATCACATACTGATTGAACCCGGGCTCCGGCAGATAGATTTCTGCCGTAGTCCCTCCTTTGTTATTGGATATATAATCCAGCCAGCCTGCCTCGAACGCCGAGTCCGCTCCCTTCGCTCCTCCTGACCGAAGAATAAAACCTCGTTCCGCTAATTTACGGCCTAGCTCTCTGAGAATGCCCCACTCCTTGTTAGGCGTATCTCTACTTCCGACTCCTGTGTAATACTTCATAAGGGCACCATTCTAGATAAATCTTCTGGTGTCACCCATTGGTGCCTATATTCTCCGTTTTTCGGGTTAGAATATTCCAATAGAACAGGGTAGTACTCGTCTCCGTAGTCGGTATCTATAACCTCGCAGTCCCACCCTACAGGGATAGCACAAGAACCTTCCTTGGCAATCATCCTAGTTCCAATAGACAGCCTATTGGTCTCAATAGATAGCCTACCTAGATTATGACTGTATTTGTGTTTTAACGCTTCAATTACCTTGACTTGTAGGTCGAGAAGCTCTTCGATTGTAAAGTCACTTACATCGATTGTCATATTACTCCCTCCCTTCTTAGCTTTTTGAACTCTTTGTCCATCTTGCTAGATGCTTATCCAACTTGTCTAGCTTTTTATCCTGATAAAGCTGGAACGCCTCCGAGCCCGGGGCCAACCAAGTCCCCTTATACTTAATTGCACCCCGGATCATATCTCCTCCTATTACAGTTCGTAAACGTACACTTGAAACTGGCCGAGCGTCTCCTCGATAAGAGGCTCGACATTGCTCCAGTCCTCTCCGGCTAAACCGCAGCCAATCTTCGGCAGACCTACACACAACTCCGAGGTAGGGATCGCCCGAGCATCAGCCTCTGCCTCAAGGAACAGAGACATAGTGTACAAGGCTTGACCCAGTGCGTCAAGCTGAGTGTAGATTCGACCCTCTTCTCGGCCATAGTTGTACTGCCCGTACAGATTATAAATCGATCCGTACTCGTTCATCGTGAAGGTGAGGGAGCCGAGCTTTGCTCGATCCCCTTTCTCCGTAGCTAGGTCCGCCTCGTAAGCTTCCGGGAATTGCTCCCGGATTTGCTTAGCGATACCGCTGCCCATGGTGTTGAAGCAATTAGCCTGATGCGCAATAGCGTGCAACTCTTTGTTTTTGAACGCGGCGAGCAGGTCGCCCTTTCGGTATTTAATCATTTGAACCTCTCTACACTTGTGAATCTGATACCACCAGAACCTCTTGATCTAACTTTAATGTCATCGTACATAAAGTTGATGGCAGCAAATGGAGACCAATACTCCTTCTCCCAAATTTGGAACTTGAACAACTTGTGTCCTTTATTCTCTGGGCGACCTTGCTCGCAGAAGGTTGTAATATAATACTTAGCTAACACTACTTCCTCCTTATACGCCATTCTTAATCCGATAACGGATAGACTCCAGATCATTGTTCTTCAGGTCTTCCACATCCCACTTTCCATCCTTGAAGAACGTCCGCAGATGACCGGTAGCTTCTTCTTCTTTAGATACGCCATCTTCAAGTCGCAGGAATCGTCCATTTCCTTGGTCTCGGTACACTTTCAAGAGACCTTTAGCCGACTTCTTCTTACTGTCAGTCTTAGGGTCTTTGAAGATTGCAATGCCTTCTCCGTTCACCTCAGTGTAAGTGGCTTTCACTGCGAACCCGAAGGTGTCTCGGGTATTGCACTGATAGGTGTAACTACCAACTCCGAAGACCACGTTCAAGGATGCGAAACCTTTCTGCTTCAAGCGTTCCAAGATTTTAGCTGCCCGGCGAGTTGTAATGGAATCCCCATAGATCAAACCGATATGAGAATCCAGCATCTTATAACCAGCTTCGTTCACAGTACCACCAAAGGTTTCCCAAAGAACTTGGATAGCACCTTTCACCTGAGCTTCGCTCACTTCCTCCAGTTTATAGCCAATTACATACTCATACTGGTCCCACTCGGTTGGGATGACCTTGAAATATTTATCTTCGAACTCTAGAACAAAAGCGTCATTTCCGTTGACCGCATCCATGATATCCCAGTGCTCAAGAGATTCAACAACTTCCACATCGCCCAGTCCGCAGATAACCTCTACAGGATCGCCAGAATCGGGACGAACAACCAGCTTGCCGTCACGTTCCATGATCTGATCCTTGATGGACGGCAGAATGTCAGTAAGCACGCCCCAGAAGTCGAAGCTGTCTGCCACGTACGACAGAATACCACTCGGGAACTTACCCATCAGTTCGACAAGGAATCGACGTTCTGCTTCCTCACGGCCACCTTTACCTTCTCCGTCCTTCATTTCTTTCTCAATGCGGAGGATGTTGCTAGTAGCTACAGCGTGTTCAGTCGCAGGAACGGAGCAAGCTACCAAACCAGTCGCGTTATAGTAGTCCTCAGCATAAATAGCTGCTGCCAATGTGTCCGAACCTACGAACGAGGTCAAGTGACCAACACCACTACGGGCTGCGTCTTCGATCCCGCTCATGCCCCGGGCACTGAAGTCGTGGAACTGAACGGACAGCAGGAAGTCGTCATAGCATCCAGTGTGATTCGCGTAGTAACGGCCCATAGCTGCGTATTCTGCGGCGATAGTGGCGTTAGTTGCGGTCTTCCAAGTCATAGCAGAAATCAGTGTTTCGTGGTAGTTCACCAGCCAGTAAAACTCAGGCAGGGTGTTCTTGATGGTGAGAACAGGCACACCCATCGGCACACTGACGCCTTCGGTAAGAGATTTTACCTCCAGAGGCAGATAACCGAGCTTGTGGAGGGCTCGAAGCTGCTCTACAGCTTCCATCTCACGGCCAAAGTAACCAGTCAGGAACCGGGCATACCGGCCAACTGCGTTCTCTTCGTCAGCCTTGAAGAAGCCTTCCCAAGACTCTACGATCTCCATCCAAGCAGCCCGCCCGCCAACCCATTTAAGAGTGCCGTCGTAGAAGTCGGTGGCATGCGTCTTTCGATAAATCTTATCGGAGCGAGGGGTCAGGTTGCTATAGACAAGCTGAGTTCCTTCCGAGTACATGGAGCCGTGTCCAATCTTGTACCCATCAGTGGAAAGATGCGGCAGAATTTTCATGTTATTTCCTCCTGTTGTGTTGAATAGGCCCAGACTACATCAATCTGGGCCTCCTGTCAATATTCGACTTCTTCTACTGGCAGCGTCAGCACAGGGTAGATGCATGGAAGGCGCAGCAATGGTTGCTTCTTGCTGTGGAAGTCTTCCCAAAACTTATCGTGCATCGTCTTGTACCGAGCGTCCAGTTCCTCCTTGGTGTCGAACTCCTCCACCTTGACAACCCTCTTCTCTGGAGCCGAACGCTTATACTCTACAATCCAGATACTCAAGCTCACAGGCGTTCCGCCTTAGAGTATTCAACCGGAATGACAGTTAGCGCTTCGTGCTCTTTTTGAGGGAGCGTGTCCGATGTGTAGATGCATCCGAAGGAATCCAGCAAGCAGTCGATACCCTTACTGAAGATTCCATGAGTGACGAACAGGTCAGGGAGCACTTTACTGTACTCTCTCAGGGCCTTAGATACGCTTCGGAATGTAGCTCCTCCGTCGCAGATATCGTCGATCACCAGAAGCGGAAGTTCAGGATCGATATCCGAAGGATTCAGAATTTCAAAGCCTTCGATTTTACCGGTCTGGAGATCGCGCTTCTTATTGCAACGAATTACAGCGGCTGCTCCGGCCTTCTTTGCAAAATCCTCGGTCCGCTTTGTTGCTCCGATATCAGGGGCTACGAGTTGGTACTGCTCCCACTCTGAGCGGTTCAGCAGGCCACCGAAGACCGAAGATTGACGAACAACTTCGACGTTGTTAATCAGGTGCAGAGTTGCGTCGCTGTGAGGGTCCACAACGATAACTCGGTCGTATCCGGCAGAGTTCAGCAGGTTTGCAAACACTTTCAAACTGAAGGCGTCGCCCGGATTGCACCGACGGTCTTGGCGAGCATACGGGACATAACCCAGCAGAAGAGTCATGTGCGGATTAATCATTTCTGCTCTGATCGCCTCGGTGACGTTGAGAAGAGCCATGATATCATCACTATTCTGAATCTGAGCTTTAACGTTTACGAACGCATGGCTTTCGATGCCGCCCACATTAACGCCCACTTCGCCGCCCGGGAACGTCCACACTTTTGCCTCTTGCCACGGACGGCTCATAACACCTTCCATTTCATGAAGACAACCTACAGAATAACTAATCATATATCCTCCTCACAGTTTCACAGAGAAGCGATTTCGCATTGCTTCCATGGTGCTCTCAGGGACGTCGTGTACAGACTTATTCCCATGGCGATTCTCTACAATCAGAGAAATAACAGTGTAGCCAAACTCTTCGGCCATGTCAATATAAGGCTTGATCTCTCGTTCCCGGGTACTAGTGTTTGATACAATAACCGCATCTAGTCCTATCTCCATAGACCTTCGAGCCTTGTCCATGCACTTTATTAGTGGGATTCAGCTACCCGCTCAGCTTTCCACACATACTTGCCGAACTCCATTTGGTAATCGTCCGCTTCGCAGATAGACGCCTGCCGGCCTGACTCCCAAGCCTTGTTATACAGAATCTCGGCAAGAGAGGACTTCCCGGAACCCGGGAGTCCTCGAATGATGTACAGAATCTTCTCCTTCACATATCCTCCTTTAGATTCGAGCCATGTCGAAATAGGTCTCGATCAGAAGACGGCGCTGTGCGTCAGTCATTTCTGAGAACCGAGCCTCATCCACTTCATTTACCAAGAAGTCTACCAGAGGATAGAACTCTTCGTCAAGCGTCTGCTTGAATCCAGCCGGGTCTTGGTACATCGCATTGACCTTCTTACTACCCATCCTCATGATAAACTTCTTGCCGAGGTAGTGAGTTGACTTGCACTTAACAGTACCTATGCCAGTCCTCACCATGTAACCCTCTTTCTCGCAGGAACTCAGCAAACCCTTGGCGTGCTCCCAACTACACTCGATATGCTCTGGGCGGAGAATCTTGACACAGCTTCCAGCCGACATGCCATGTGCATATGCATCTAGAATATTCTCCGATTGCTGCTCCCCAGTGAAAATGTCCCTTACGCCAATCAAGTACGCGCCCTCTTCCTCTTCCACAATGTGAGGGTCTTCCGGCGAGCAGATTTCAAAGTTGTACGTAAACCCTGCGATGTAGTCATCTGGATTCTCAGACACATACTTCCGACCAAGTGCAACATAGTCACTAGTCAGCGATCCGGTGGTGCTGAAGATTAGCGATCCGTTGTGCTTAGTTACAGAGAACATGAATCCATTCACTTTCTCAATCAGGCGAACACGGAATTTAGGATGGAGGAAACGACCCGCTCCATTCTCCCCTAGGTTGAACACCTTCTCAAAGGGACGAACAATACAATCACCGGACTGTTGGTCAAACACGTGTCCCCGCGCTTCGAGAAGAAGCGGGTGCTCGTTCCACAGGTTGTCGTAGAATACCTTACGAGCGTATTTAATAACCGACATACCGTTGAAATGCTTAACCGTCACTAGCTTTTTGTCGATCAGGTCTTTGTACATCTCAATACGGAGTTTACCTTCCATCCTATTCCTCCTTATTCTACTTCTACAATCGGGCAGAATTTAGACTTCTTCGCTTTCAAATACGACAAGAAAATCCCATCCTTTTTATCGGGCCTCTTAGACATCAGTCGAGCGAGCCGATAGAAGACCGATACACCATAGAATACAGCCGCTACGGCAATCCATATAAACCCCATAATAGCCAAAGTCCCGCCTAGAATGTAGCCGGTCGCGGGTCCAAGTAGCAGTGCATACAGGCTGGAGCCTATAACCGATGCAAATGCTACTGAACTGAGGGCTAGCCACACTACAAGAAAGACCGTTTGCCAGAAATAAGAGCAGAGAGTAACGCTCTTCCATCCGCTGGAAATGTCCAAGTAGGTTAGGACTTTCGAATTTACGATGCAGGCGCATATGCCACGAATTCTTATTAATCTTCATGCTTGTTCCTCCGGGAAGATGTTGAAATTGAGTACGTTGTGCTCTTCGAGTTCGAAAGAAGCTACCATCTTGTAGCCTCCGAGCTTGTCAACGATCTCCAGTATACTCTCGATAGAGAATTTGTCAACATGCTGCTTCATCAGATTAGAGATTCGACTCTGATGAGTACCACATCTCTCAGCTACTTCCCGCTGAGTTAGGCCCGACTGAGAAATATAGTGTGCAGCCGCTGCCATTACAGCCTTTTTGAAATCTTGAACCGAATTGCTCATCTTAGTCCTCCTTGTTACGCAGCGACACTTCACCATTAAACACTTGGAATTGAGAAATTTCGAACTGGTCTGTCCAACGGGCGTCTTCGAAAGCCACTCCTTCGAAAGTCCCGTCAGCCTTAACGTCTGAAGTCATCAGTACAACGAATGGAACTCCGTCGTCGTGAATCAGCTCAACCAAAGTGTTAGCTTTGGGTATAACGCCACGCTCACTTCGTGAAATCGATACATTAACCATGTTATCCTCGCTGTCCGTCATGATGATCTACTACCACAAATTCCTGATTACGCATGTAATCTCTCACTTCGTCGTAAGAGAATACCTGATGATCTGGGTGGTTGTCAATACCTACATCAAGCCTCTTTCCTTTGGAAGGCAAGCTGCCGTGAGTGTGGCCGTGTAGATGCCAAGCACCATGATGAGCAGTGTTCCAAGTTTCGAAAGGATAGTGGCACATCACGATCTTCACTCCGTCAATTCGAATCTCCTTGTACTCACGGATGTCTTCTACGTGAGAGAGATTGCTAGCAGCGATCAACTTCCACAGACGAGAGTCGCAATGGTTTCCCTTCAGGAAGGTGATACGGCCATTCAACTGTTTAATGATCTCCAGTACAGAGTGCAGCTTGTTCCTGCCGGCGAATGCGAAGTCGCCCAAGTGATACACTTCGTCAAAAAAGTCCTACCCGGGAGTTCCACCGAGAAATAAGCTCCTCAGTTTGCTCCTCGAAAGTCCAAGGCCTGTTGCAGTATTCGATCACATTCTTATGGAAGAAGTGGAGATCGGAAGAGAAAAATACAGACATTATGCCTCCTTTTCAAATTCATAAATCTTGTTGATCCTGCGGATCAGTCGAATAGCAGCGCCTCCCAGCAGATGCTCTCGATCCGGTTTCATATGGGCCATTGCCTTGAACTCTGACAGCATATCTCGGCGTTCATAGTGGAAGTCTACTACCCAGTAGGTGTCTGCATTAATCTTACCCTCTCGGTACAGGTGCCCTTCAACACCAAGCCAGTGGTCTACTGCGTCTTTCTTCAGTAACTCTTTCGGAGACCACTTGTCTACACCCCGCAACTTCTCGAAGAAAGAGTAAGGACGAGAATAGTTGTTGATGGCTTCCTCTACAGCCGACTCAGCCTGCAATTTAATGAACTCCCATCTTGCAAGAACTTCTTTAATCTCCTCGGTGGTGGCTGGGGTGTAGCTGTACTGCTCTTTATATTCATTCCACATTATACTGTTCTCCTACGTAGCCTTTGAATTTGTCGGAACGGGTTGTCTTCTTCTGTGCCTTGTTTTCCAGAACCGATGCTTCCCTTTCGAGCATGCTCAGTTGGTTGCTATACTTCTTGATCCGTTTCGCATTGCCACTCATCACAGAATTTGTAAGATTGGCAATAGTGTCGCAGATTTTAACCTCTTTTGCAACCGGATGATTACGGCAACCCTCGATATACTTCCGATAGCTTTCAGCTCGGTTTTTGTCAAGAATGACCAGAGCCTCTACGATATGCGGCATCACGCCCATAGACTCTAAGTCCTCCTCTGTCAGGTCGGTATCCTCAAGAACGTCATGGAGGAAGCAGACCGCTAGAAGGGTGTCCATGTACGGAAAGTCCGAGAAGGCCTGATTCGGGTCCATATCCTTCGGAGCATTACGTGCTACGCAGATTGTATGCACTTGGTTCAGATGGTAGGCATACGGATAGTTGGTCTCTCCATACCGCTGACCTTCATGGGCCGAGAGTGCGATCTCGATAGCAATACCGAGCTGAGTTTTCATGTTAATCTCCTTTGTAGAATGTGTGGTTGCCTATCTTGATGGTACGCTTGTACTTCCGAGCCCACCGAGGGAGCCTGCCATTATTGGCTCTCCTTACCTTTCTCTCGTTCAGGTAGTGGTCCGCTCCTCCCGTTGGATCAACAGTATACCCATACAGAGCGTTGTATGCAACATGTTTTGCTGTCTCCCACTTGTCGGGCTCCTTGACGCCCTGCCGCATGCTACCATCGCAGGTGTACGAATATTGGCATTTGAAGTATAACACTCCAGCTACGGTGCTGGGCCACCTATCGTGCTGCATCCTGTTGATGACGGTATGAGCTACAGCAATCTGACCGATCTCCGGTTCTCCCCGGGCCTCGAAGTATACAGCTTCAGCCAACAACCTGCAAGGCTTTCTGTACTCACACAAGGTGCGCTTGCTTTCTATGATTTGACCGGGACTGGCTTGGAACTCTACTACAGGTTCTGTGCCGTATTTGAGACGAGAGTATTCCATATCTAGGAACATCCCAATAAAAGCTAGAAGGATCGACAAAACGAGAGCTTCTAAGGTTTCCATAACACCTCCTTAGACAAAGAAGCCCGCCTTGTGGGCGGGCTTTATATCACTTGGTTATTATAAGCCCAAGTTGTAACGGCGTGCGTAATCCGCGTTGGGGAACTCAACCATCATGGACTGAATGTGAATGTTGCCTTTACGATCCTTCTGGATTTTGGCATTTTTCACGATCTTACAGGCCTGCGCCTTTGCCATAAGCTCCGGACTTACAACCAGATCGATGAACCCTGCACTTCGATACCCACACCCGGCTGGGGCCCAGAAGCCATGCTGGGTCATCGTCGAGATAGGTACAAGGTACAGGTTGTGCAGACGCACAGCAGTGTTGAAACTCAATTTGCTGATGTGCTTCGCTCCTCGGGTTTCGGTTTCAAAACACCCAGTCGTGTAGTTAAATTTATAAGTAAGGGCGTCCATGAACTGGATGACACTTCGAATCTGGATAGTAGAAGTATCCAAGAGCTGGAACTCCTTGGCAGAGTCGATTGCAGTGGTCACATTGACAGACTTAGCGTTGAACATTTTATATCCTCCTTATTCTTCAGGGACAAATACACCGCCGATTACCCGGCCAGCGCGAATTAGTTTACCAGTTGGGAACTGAGCACGCAAGGTCTTTTTGAAACGACTTTGAATTTGCACAGTCAACCACTTACCCCGATAGTTCTCAAAATTAGTGATCTGGTCCTTACGGGCTTCAAAGTCACCATACGTCACCTCAAGCATCTCTTGAGGCACAGGGTCGAACACCACCAGAACAGCGTTTCCATTCTTGTCCACCACGTAGTTCACGATCTGCATTTCCATATCGAAGAACTCTTTGTATTTCTGGAGTCCACTGGAACGCTTACCAGACTCGTACAGCCCTTCCGGGCTACGCCACATGATGCCCTCATAGCCGTTCTGACGATACACGTCGTGAAGGCGTTTGAGGTCTTCGAAAGTAGAGCAGAATACGTACTCGACGAAGCGAATTTTACCGATCCCGGCAACAGTCGCAGCCTTGAACTGGAAGTCTACCAGACGCTCCTTGAATGTCAAGCCTTCTTTCACGATATCGAATACGTGAAATTCCATCCGCTTACGAAGACCGTAAATAAAGGACGTGCTGTCCACTTCATTCAGGAGACGATCATACTCCTCCTCTCCGTTCTCTAGAGCGTAGGCGTCAAGAGCCTTCTCAGCCTTCATCCACTTATCGTAGGCATCCTCTCGCTTGACCGCCGAGTTGATATCCTCCAGCACCTCACCGTGGACGTACAGTTCGCCGTCCCACACATCACCCTCTTGCATGATCTCTTCGAGTTCTTTGATGATGTGCGGTACATTGTAAGGTTTACCCATGCGAGACGCTAGCGTAACTACTCCATTGGCTTTCTTAGCCATGCAACGCAGGCCGTCTAGTTTAGGAGAGCCATACCCCTCTTTGTATTTAGCGGGATCAAGCGGTTTTGCGAGCATAGCCATAACAGGGAGATCGTTGAGTTCTTCCTTGGTTGCACGATAACCCTTGTCCAACTGCTTGCTCACCTTGGACTGAGCCTCAGACACGGCCTGCTCCTCTACAGAGCGTTTCTGCTTACCAACTCGGATGTTGGTAACCTGAGAGGTCATGGCTCCATGTTCTTTGCCGTATTTCACGACAATATTGAAGCTACCGTCTTCCTCTCCGATCACCTCTACAGTTCACTCCTTGAACCCGCCTTTCTTGTCGAGTCCATACAGCCGTTGAAAATAACTCATTGATCCTCCTCGTATTTGATGACAAGAACATCATTCTCCCGTAGGTGCCTAAGACCTTCGTCGAGCCGATATTCGTGCTTATAGTACACTACTTTGATCCCAGCTTCAACCACCGAGATAGCACAATTTTTACAGCAAGAGTGAGTGACGAACAGGGTAGCCCCTTGGGCGCTCTCAGGGCTGCGTATAAGGGCCCTCAGTGCGTTTTCTTCGGCATGCCTCACCTCTGCCTTGGTTACTCCCGTTTCGTCCTCCAGCGGCCCGTTTAGGTGCTCTGGAAGGGCATTATACCCGCAACTGATGATACGGTTACGTTTTACTAGAACTGCACCAACCTTGGAACGAGTAGAGTCGCTGCACTTAGCGAAGGCCTCAGCGGCCTCCATGTAAGCTTTAATGTGCTTGACCTTCACGACTAACCTCCAATTAGAACCGCGATCTCCTCGTAGTACCCCTCTTCAGGGCACGCGAATTCCATGTAGTACTCGTCAGTGTCTGTCAAATAGACAACGCTAGGCGGGTAATAGCTCCAAGTCGGGTCTCCGTGTTCAATCTCCGCTACCTTCAAGTTGCCATACACAGTGCGAAGAGTCTGTAGAGCCTCGATCACATCGTCGATGCGCATTACAGTGGGTTCAGTCGGTTCAGTCATATCTCCTCCTTAGTTTTCTACTTTACAAACGGCATCGCCCCGGCGAAGGAACACTTGCACTGATGGCTTTCCGCTCCACTTGTCCCACGCTTCAGCTTTAACACTGACAGTCTTAGGATTGATTGCAACCACCTCGCCTACCAGCATAACCATTCCAGTTCCGCCTAGGCAGAATGCTACTGCGTCGCCGATCTCGATATCCCTTCCTGCTACGTCCTTCATTTGTACTCTCCATCTGCACCCTTGATTAAAATAACGAAGTCCGAGGGATCATCACTGCCGTAGGCCTTTGCCCGAAACTCCTGCTCGTATTTATTCACCGCCTCCGGATCACTTTTAACCTCAAGCTCTTGGTAGAGGTCTTCCATAAACCAACCCAAGTCCGTGGTCGCAGCCGAAGCCGAGAGGTGACCAAGAAGTCCTACCAGCATATTGATCTCGTCGCTCTCCAACTCCAACTTGTGACCGTTACGTTTTACTACTTTCATATTCCCTCCTATCGCTTCTGCCCGCGACGGTGGCCACACCGTAAGCTGGCTTGCTACCCTCGCCCGTGTTGTGTTTCTTCTGCACTCGGCTGGCATTGACGGTGTAACGCCCTTTGCCATACTCTTCATCTATCCACGCTTGAGCCTTAGCTCGCTGAGACGTGTGGACAAAGATGTAGTAGCCAGATGCATCCTTGATGAACCAAGTGGCCGGAGGCTGGAAGTCCAGACGTGAAAACTCTTCATAGTCGATCACGGTCACCTTCTGCTTAGCCACTGTATACTGCCCTACTACCGACTCTTTTGCAATGATTTTATCAATCATCTGAGTTGAAAGATCAGAGTTCTTCGAGGTCAATTTCTACCTCCTTTCCTAGTCCAGTATCTGCAAAGAAGCTATCGAGACTCAGAGCGTGGTATTGAGACACTTTGTAACCACCGCACTTCAGTAGGCTGTTAGCAGCCTCTTCCACCTTATCATCTGTCAGTCTCCAGCAAGCCCCTAGGAGTACTTCAGCTAACTGATCTACACTTGGCGGGTTCTCAACCCATAGCCCCATTCTATGGTCAGGCTCGTACTCTTCTTCCCATACAAGCTCCCATACTAGGTTGCTCATTGATACACCTCCTTCTTACGGATAGAATACATAACCCACTCGTCTTTTCCTGTCTTCCCGCACGGAATGTCTACTTCACACTCTGCATTTACAATCAGGCCTGCTACGATGCAATCAAGAAGCTCCTCGTCTGGCTCTGGTAGTCCCGGGTAGGACGATACAACCCTGCGGATAGTCTCCGCTTTGGTATTGCCCAGTACCCCAAGCATGTGGAGATCGAACTCTCCACTGTAGTCGTCCCAGAGTTGTCCAAATATCACCCATACACTATTCATACCTAGTAATCCTCCTTCAGCTTGTTGGTGTCCATTAGGCAGCCTCCTTCTTCTTGTCCAGCAACTTAAGGCATCGTTTGCAGGTGATATGATTGCGGTAGCGGGAGAAGTTCTTCTCCTCGAAGTCGCCATCGGTGCCACAGAAGACGTCATATGGTTCTTCACTGTCCGCTTCTGTGCCGCCGTCCCACTCGTCGTAGTGAACTGTTCGCGTCGCCATTCACTTCACCTCGATTCCGGCTTGCTGGAGGGCTTCTTTTGCCTTCTCTATGGCGTCGTTGAACGCGTGACATTCATGCTTGGTTACGTACATGCTGTATGAGCGCTTTGCAGGCAACTCCACCATCAGAGCCGCGCGGCTAGCTTGCCAAGCGTCAAATGCGACTGCGCGCTTTGATTTAAGAACTTCGGCGGACCTCCACCACGCTTCAAACTCGTCTCTCATACTCCGCAATCCTCCTGAATCTCTTTTAGCAGCTCGGAAGGCATAACCGACAGCGCCAGTTCCTCCAGAGCATGGATGTAATCCTCAACATATTTCCACTCCTTTCTGATCTTCTGAAGGTACACGCCTTCTTTACTGTTGTCAATAGCCTGACCCTTCAGTTCCTGCATTAGTTCTAACATCTTGTATATCCTCCTTTGGCCGAAAAATGGCCGGCGACTACTGTCCCGGCCTGATGATACTACTCTGAAATTTCTTCCATTGCAAGGCGTTTCTTTTCAAAGAAATCGCTGAGCTTGTCTTCTAGCTCTTCGCCACCGATGTAAAGCTCTTCCCCTGCCTTTACACGCTCTAGCTCCTTCTCAGTCAAGAAGTCACTGTAGACGTGATCTACCCATTTATCGCACCACGCTGAGCTAAACGCTGCATTCCTCAGGCTATTCCTGAAATCAGCAGATATAACGCCAAAAGAAGGCGCGTGGATCATGAAATATGTGAACTGGTTGATCTCAACGGAGTCGCAGGCTAGCGCGATGGCAGTCATGGCAGACGCACACTCACCTTCGAGACGGGCATGCACTGGAGCTTGACACTCCTTGATCGCTCGGATTATAGCGTTGGCGGTCTCTACCTGTCCACCGCATCCGTTAATGGTGATGTACACTTCATCATTCTGACCTGCATTTTCAAGGGTCCAAAGCTCCTCTGTGAGTTCTTCGAGGCTCTTGATTACGTATGGCAGAAGGATGGAGTAACGATTGCTAACACTTTGTGTACATGAAACAGGCATAATACCTCCTTTACAAAAATGGGCCCGAAAGCCCTTATTACTGAATCACTCCTCTCTTTCTTTCTGGCCAGAGCCCAGCATTGCAAAGAATGGAAGGAGGATTGTGCTCAGCTCTCCGCTGACAGCTTCACCAACTTCTGCACCAGCCTGAGCTACACTCAGGAATTCTTCAGTGCGTACAAACTTGTCAACCTTGACGAGGGTTTTAAAGTCTACTCGTTCCAAGAACGCAGTCCCGGCTGCTTCCGCTAGAGGTTCGAGGTTTACGACTTCCATAGCGCGATCCAGAGCTTCCTGATTGATCTCTAGGCCGTTCTGGGCTGCAACCTGCATCAGGGTAGACTTCACAGTCTGGATTGCGTAGTCTTTGAAAAACTCACGTTGTGCTTTGTTAAACTTCATTCACTTTTCTCCTTTGTAGTACGACGACGGCGGGTTTTTGGTTTATCTTCCGATTCAGTCTCTTGGACTTCCTCTACAGGAGCTTCCTTAGCTACTTCTGTAGACTTTTCCTCAGTCTGCTTCTCTGCGCCTTCTCGGACCATCTTGACAGACTTGAGAGCGAAATTCATATTGGCGAAATGAGGGTCTTCGAGATCAATGCGGAAACCTTGATCGAAAGCATTTTGCATGCCCATCAGAAGGCTGAAAACGTCCCATTCTTGCACAATGACCTCATTGCCGTCAAGCTCTTTTTCAATCTCAGGCTGACGCCTTCCTGCCGGAACATCTGCACTTGACAGAGGGTACCGTACACAGGATAGCCTTCAATCGACCGAACGACACGGAAACCTTCCTTCATGTGGGCGTGAATCGAGCGAAGCCAGACGATAGGGTTGTATTCTACGATATTGATAACTTGCATATTCTTTTTACTCCTTGCGGGTTAGTGTTTTACAATAATACCACGTTTCTCAGGAATGTCAACCCATTTTGTTCTGGTAAAGGCTTGACATAGAGGAAATCTGTGGTATTATCAATATTCAGCGTGGGAGAGATATGTCTGAAAGCACTCACCGGCCCACGCCTAGCGCCTATGAAGAGGAATCCACAAGGGCAACCTGAACTCGAATGCTGTTAAAGGGTGGAGACGACGCGAAAGCGGAATGACAGCAATCCGATGCAGCCTACATGCTGCCCCTCACCGAACTCATCTGCATGAGTAAGAGGAATTGGATAGAGCCAAGGCACGTCTTAGGCAGATTAAATTCTGTATGGCGAGCCTTGGGACGACTCTATCCTTCCCTAGCCGAATCTATCTGCATGGGGTGTTCTCCTGATACACATACCACAGATAACCCATCAATCAACCCATAAGGAATTTCTATGAGATGTAAGTGCTGTGATAGCGAACTCTCGTTTGAGACTCCAGTCATCAATAAACATACTGGTAAGGAGGACGATCTCTGCTCCTCTTGCCGTAGGTTTGCTCTCAATCCTACACTGGATCATGAGTATTTTGGTGGTTGGTATCCAAGCGAAGGGGTTACCGCTCCTCTGCCGACCGGGGACTGACATTGTATATAGAGTGCGCGTACTCTGACAATACATATAAATAATAGATTACGGTGCGAATAATTCTTTAAGGGCTTGACAACAGGAGATTTCGTGCTATAATCGGAGTATATGGGGCTTACAAAGCTTCAGAGGATTTAATATGACTCAAGAAAGAAACAAGGGCGGTCGCCCTACGAATGCCGAGCTAGAAGCCCGGGGTATCATTCAAACAGACCTAAAAGCAGGACTCAGACTTCTAAAGAAGAGCTTTGCAGAGAACATTAGGTTCCTACAAGAGCAATCTGACAATCCTGAGGTTTCTCTACAAATGAGAATCAAGCTCAAGAAAAGAGCTTTCTGATATGTTCGTCGCTTACTACAAAGCTGACATTGCACTCAAAAAAGAGCTTGCAAAAGGAACAGAATCAGGAGATAATGAGAACACTGAAGAGGACAAGACTCCCGGAGTAGTTCTCGCGTTTTGATTAATTGCCGCTTCGTTCAATGGTAGGACGCCAGACTTTGAATCTGGAGATGATGGTTCGATCCCATCAGCGGCTGCCAAATGTAGTAAAAGAACATTCACCCGACAAGGAATGTGTCTCGCTCAGAGGACAGCGAGTAATAAGTGTCCTCCAGAATTAAGGGTCGGTGAGCGTAATTGGCAACCTACTGGATTCCAAATCCTCGTATTCTCTGTTCGAATCGGAGTCGGCCCGCCAAATTAGTGTTGACAGGAGAGAAGGTCTCCTGTATAGTGACGCCAATTGCTCGTATAGTGTAACGGATGCACAACGGTCTTCTAAGCCGTAAGGTCTAGGTTCGAATCCTAGTATGAGCGCCAAATTAGATGGACGGAAGCTAAAGTGGATCAGCATCTGGCTTTTAACCAGACTTATAGTGAGTTCGAGTCTCACCCGTTCAACCAATTTTAGTGAGTAAATCAGATAGGTTCTGAGGCTCCCTGCTAAGGAGTACGTCTGCTAGCGCGGATGTGGATCGAGACCACTGCTCACTGCCAAAAATAAGTGATTTTAAGTGTTGACAAACTGAATTTTTCATGTTTTAATACACTTATCAGATCAAGAAATACTTAGCGAGTAGCCCTGAGTAGGTCGGGAACTAGTCTAGAAAACTAGGCCACTGCGATGAGCGGTGAGGGTTCGACTCCTTTACTCGCTGCCAAATTAAGGCCCTGTGGTGGAATTGGTATACACATCAGTCTTAGAAACTGACGCCGAGAGGATTGAGGGTTCAAGTCCCTCCGGGGCCACCAAATTAAGAATCTCTTTTGCTATTTGGTTAGGGTTCGAGTCCCTACCCGGTCACTTAAGGCCGGTCTATGGCGGCCAAATAGTGAGAGAGCTAGGGGACTGACGAAGGTAGCGCTGCTTTCAGACCTCCCCGGCGCTATAAAAGTTATCATGAAGGGGGGGTTGACAAACAAGAAATTCATGATAATATAGGTACATAGAGTAACAAACAATATAGCCGGATAGCTCAATTGGTAGAGCACCCGACCGATAATCGGATGGTTGAAGGTTCAAGTCCTTCTCTGGCTACCAGAATTTATAGGCCCATTAGCTCAGTCTGGACTAGAGCAAGCCCCTGTCTAGGGCAAGGTCGTCGGTTCGAATCCGACATGGGTCGCCAACAAGGTCGTTGTAGAGATAGATGGCTACTATCATCCGGCTGTAACCCGGACGCCATAGGCTAGAGGTTCAATTCCTTCCTTCGACCACCAAATAGCGAGAGCGTTAAGACTGGCTGGCGCTGTCACTCGGCTCATAACCGAATACAAGTGGTTCGATTCCACCTCTCGCTTCCAAATTGCACTCCGAGGAACCCTAAGTGGTGGGTTCAGTGTCGCTACCTATCTCGGTAAGGGGAAGCGCCTAAGCTGGCACGGGTAATTGAGTAGCTGTGATAAGCTACTGGCAGCCAGTATAAATCGTCCGGCTCGGGCCCGTTATAGCTCCTAGATTTGAATTAGATGCTGTAAGCCATAGGAGGTGATCCAGTATCTCCCGGAGGCCCGGGTTAACAACCTCATGAATTTAGCCCGCGTTGGCCGAGAGGTTTAGGCGGCGGATTGCAAATCCGTCTCATATCGGTTCAAATCCGATACGCGGCTCCAAGGTTTATATTGGGATGTAGCTCAGTTGGTAGAGCAGGGAGCTGTTAACTCTCAGGTCGCAGGTTCGAGCCCTGCCGTCCCAGCCAATTTCCAAAAGAGACTCTTCGCTTTAGAAGCAGAGTCGAACGCCCGTTACGGGCCTTATTCATCTCCTCGTAGCTCAGTCTGGTTAGAGTGTCTGATTTGGAATCAGAAGGTCGAAGGTTCAAATCCTTCCGGGGTGACCAATTAAAGCGGGTATAGCTCAGTTGGTAGAGCGTCTGCCTTCCAAGCAGTTCGTCGTCGGTTCGAGTCCGTCTATCCGCTCCAAACAAAGGGACTGTAGCTCAGAAGGTTAGAGCGGTGGATTGAAATCCCACAGGTCGGGCGTTCGATTCGCCCCGGTCCCACCAAATAAAGCAGTTATAGATTAAATGGTTAAATCGCCAGACTTTCAATCTGGTGTTCCGGGTTCGATCCCCGGTAACTGCTCCAATCAAGTCCAAGCCGGAACATTCCTCCGTATGTGCTTTCAGCCGGCTTGGCATTATTCGTGTGGAGATTGTGTAGCCCGGATGCTGCCTTTCGGTTGTGACCCGATTGTTGGGGTTCGAGTCCCCGCCTCCAACCAATGTCGTGCAATGGTATATCGCGTTGACGCTTTTAGGCTCTCTGGATCGTAAGCCAGTAAAGCGAGAATAGCGGGCTCTCGCAGCAGAGCGATAGGTGGTTCGATTCCACAACATGACACTCTTTCCTCCTCGCCTGTGCTGAACGGTTTCCTCCTCCTTTCCCGTCTCACAGGCTCTATTCCCTGCCCTTTAAGCATTTATGGTGATGCACCGGCTTTGTAACCCGGCGAATTCTGTTCAAGTCAGGAATGGGGCACCAATTCACTATCAAAGAACCCGCAAGCTCCCGATAGGGTTCACACTCTATAAGGTTGTAGCATGGAAAACACGCAGGTTCCTGATAAAAAACTCGGACCAATCGCGCTAGCGCTTAAAGAGGCCAGAGAGAATTTCGATCTCAGCCTCATGTTATTGGTCCAAAATCTTTCAAACAGAAAGAATTCACAGACAGCGATGCAAAGATCACTGTATTCGGTGGTGCTGCTGGTGCTGGTAAGTCTTATCTCGGTGTAATGGACTTCATGAAATATATCCATGATCCTAACTTCCGAGGTGTAATGACTCGTCGTACTACTCCTCAGATTAAAGGCCCGGGCGGTCTGCTTGAAAAAGCAACAGACCTATTCAAGCTCGTTGACCCTAAAGTCAAGTGGAAAGACAAAGACGGCAAGTTTGTGTTCTCTTCTGGTGCAGTTATTTTCCTTCGACACTTCGAACAAGAATCTGACAAAGACTCCTTCCAAGGTTGGGAGGTTAGTAAGTTCCTAGTCGACGAAGGTCAGCAGTTCACAGAAGGCATGGTGACATACCTTATCTCTCGTATGCGTAACCCGAAATGCTCGGTTGTTCCGCACATGAAGATTACATGTAACCCTGATTATAATTCGTTCCTTCGTAAATGGATTGAATGGTGGCTAGACCCTGACACAGGAATCCCGATCCCTGAGCGCTCCGGCGTAACTCGCTGGTTTGTACGCAAAGGCGGTAAGATGTTCTGGGGAGACACCAAGGAAGAGTGCATTGCCCTTCATGGTAATCCCAGTCTAGCGCCTGACGATGAAGATCAGGTGAAGCCTATCAGCTTCAAATTCATCGCGGCTAACTGTTTCGATAACCCAATCTTGATGCTCAACGACCCTGAGTATGTAGCTAACCTTGAAGCCCTTCCTAGGGTAGAACGTGAAAAGCTCCTAGACGGTAGCTGGCACGCTAGAGAAGAGGGAGCTGGATACTTCACAAGGGATTGGTGTCAAATCGTTCCCCATCCGCCTCTACGGGTGCTTAAAAGGGTACGTGCATGGGACATCAGCGGTAGCATCGAATCCGAAACCAACAGAAACCCCGACTGGACAGCCGGCGTGCTGATGAGCCGTACAAAAGAAGGCTTGTTCACTGTCGAGGATGTTGTCAGAGAGCGTAGGTTGTTCGGAGGTGTTTTCGACCTCATTCTAGAAACAGCCAAGCAAGACGGTCAAGACGTTGAAATTCAAATCCCATGTGACCCGGGTGCTGCTGGTAAAGCTTATGCTGCCCAGCTAATTAGAGACCTAGCGGATCATGGATTCCACGCCAGACCGAAGACAACTAACAAATCGAAAGTTACTCGATTCGCCCCGTTCGTATCCGTAGCTGAAACTAAATCAGTGCAAGTCGTTGCGGGAGATTGGAACGAAGATTACTTCGATGAACTTGAGCGATTCGACGGAAGCAAGGCTATCAAAGATGACCAAGTTGACGCTACATCAGATGCATTTAATGCTCTATCTCTTGGCAGCTTGATTATCCCTGATTTCCTACCGCCTGATATGACTCAATCCAACAAATTCAAACTAAATTAATAGGAGGCGGCGATGGCCGAGACTGAAAAAACAGCACCGGGTATCCCGCGACTTCGCCTAGGCGAGATTGGTAGTACAGGCCTTAAACAAGTCAATGGTACTATTCTGGAAGAACGCCGACCAGAACTTCGGTTCCCTAGGGCATGCAGAACATTCCAAATGATGGCGGAAGACCCTACCATCAAATCAGCACTCGATCTCTTCGAAATGATGATGAGTAGGGTTGACTGGGAAGTTGATCTAGGAGTTGACCCCGACGAGGCTATGAAGGCCCGTGGTAAATTCCTGAAAGAGTGCATGCATGACATGGAACACAGTTGGTACTCCTTCATCAAAGAGGTCACTAGCTTCTACACCTACGGATTCTCCGTACATGAAATGGTGTTTAAGCGACGTGAAGGATACCCTGTATCGAAGTACAATGACAACAAATTCGGTATTAAAAAGTTGCCAATCCGCTCTCAGTCTACTATCACCAAATGGTTGTACTCTGAAGACGGTAGAAACTTCCTAGGGTGTGAGCAAAGTCTTGCCAATGTTGTCAATGGCGACCGTTACGTCAACCTAGGTAATAAGGACGGAACTGTAGAGATTCCAGCTAAGAAGATGCTTCTTTTCCGGGTCGATGCTAAACGTGACAGTCCTGAAGGTAACAGCCCTCTCCGTGCGTGCTATAACGCTTGGAGATATCGAGTAGAGATTGAAGAGCAAGAGTCCGTTGGCGTAACACGCGATATGAACGGTATGCCTACGCTCTATCTGCCTCCTCGATATATGTCCGAAGATGCTACAGAAGCTGAGAGTGCAGTCTACGAATACTACAAGCGAGTAATTCGTAACATTCAAATGAATGAACAATCTGGACTTATCCTTCCTCAAGCGTTTGACCCAGAAAGCCGACAACCTCTGTTCAAATTCGAACTGACCTCTTCGCAGGGCAGTAAGATGTATGATACAGATGCCATCATTCGTCGCTGGGACAACAAAATTCTGCAAGCCTTGTTTGCCGATATGCTGAAGATGGGTCAAGACCAAGTTGGTTCTTACTCTCTGGCTGGTGCCAAGACCAACATCATGGCAATGGCGATTGAATCGCGGCTCCGCGAAATCAAAGACGTACTAGATAACAAACTCATTCCTACGCTGTTCGCACTGAATGGTGATTATAGTCCAGACTTGCCGAAGCTGCAATATGGTGAGCTAGATGAGATCGACCTCGAAGAGTTCTCGAAAGGGATTCAGAGAATCGGTTCTGTCGGTGGTCTTGAACGTGACCGTGAGGTTTACAACAAGATTCGCAAAGCTCTCAAGATTAAGCCTCGACCAGACGACGAGCCTGTTGATGTGGATAATATCATGGGTGGTCAGTCTCAGGCAGGTAAAGCTGGAGTAGGTAATGGTGCATCAACATCCGCAGCCGGCAGAGACAACGCCGCTGCAAATAACGCATAAGGAGACAGAATGCTGACTCTTGAAAGTGTTATTGAAGCTCTCAGCAATGCTTTCGGGGCTCCCGCCAAAGCGGAAGAAGCCCCGGCTGTAGAGGTCACAAAGTCCCTAGACAATGAAAAGAGGATGGCTTTGTTTGTCGTTCTTGAGCCCCAAGAAGGCGACTCCACGACTGACCTACACGCAGACACCTACTCCGAAGAGGAAGTAGAGAAAGCTTGCATCAACTTCAATACTCATTGCAACGTAGCTAACATCTTCCACAAGATTGAAACACAGGAAGCTGAGATTGTCCAGTCCTTCATCGCTCCGTCCGCATTCACAACTGACGACGGAAGAGAGATCAAGAAAGGTACATGGCTCCAGTGGTGGCACTTCCCTGAAGGCTCTGAAGTAGCTGATACGCTATGGGAAGGCGTTAAATCTGGTGAATTCACAGGCGTCTCTATCGGTGCCAGAGCTACAGTCGAGGATATCGAATGACCGTAAAAGCAAAACGTAAACTGACCGATATCAAGTTTGAACACGAAGGTGCTCACGTCGCTCTGGTCAGTAAGCTTCAAGGTGGTGCAGCCAACGGGCACACTACTCTTATCACAAAAGCTACCAATGGCGTAACTGAAGAGCTTATCGATAAAGCTGCTGAAGTTACAGTCACAATGCAGTTCCCTGAGTTCCTTCGTAAGTTCTTCGGGATGTATTATGACGATGCCGAAGTTCTCTCTGTTGCCATGGGATATGGCAGAACGGAGTATCCAGAACTAGATCACAAAGACTGGATCGACCAGCGGGTCGAGTCTATGTCCATTCTTAAGTCGGTTTATAAATCGGCTGACCTGAATCAAGCTCTCTCCGAGCTTACCCCTGAGCAGACCCTTTCCCTTAAACAGGATCAGGAACTGCTTGAAAAGGCTCTGGAGGTAGTCTCCGAGCAATCCAATGAAAATCCATCCAAGGAGATTACCAACATGGAAACTATCCTGAAATCGGCCCACCTAGAAGCTCTAGCTGACGCTGTTGCAGTTGAAAAAGCTGCTGGTGTCGCTGCTGTTGCAGAAGTTCAGAAGCAACTAGACGCCGCTAATGTAGAGCTTACAGCTCTTCGTGAAATTGTCAAGGCTGCTGAGGCAGAGAAAACCGCTGCTATCACCAAAGCCCGTAAAGAGCAACTGGCTGAAGTCCTCCCGGCTGACCAAGTAGAAGATACTTTCAAGTCTCTGGAAGTTCTGGACGATCAAGCTTTTGCACAAACAGTAGGAACGCTCCGCATTCTTAAAGCTGCTGCTGACCAAAATGACATGCTTGTCGAGAAAGGTGTATCGGGCGCTGGGGAAGAAGACGACTCTGTTGTCGCCGGTGTTGCCGCTATCCTGAAAGCTCGCCACGGCTCCAAGTAATATCTAGCCAATCTAGAGGAATTCCAAATGGCTCAAAACATTATCGCAAAAGATCATCAGCGTCTTAGCAACTGGCTGAAAGAAGAACAAATGGGCCACCGTGGCCTGTTCTACACTCGCGAAACTCTGCCTGTCGCTGACATTGATGTTAAAACAACTGGTTCTGTCCTAGACAGCACTGGCAAGCTGGTAACTAAGGCTACTATCGCCGACGCTACCTACATCCTAATGACCGACCTGCACGACTATGCCAACGCTCAGATGAGCCACGCTGTCGTCCTTGCTCGCGGTTTTGCCAAGATCGGCTCCAAGGCTGTTATCTTCGGTGCTGACGTTGACGACGCTGATAAAGCTACCGTCTTTGAAGCTTTCAAAGCCAAGAACATCTTCGCCGTTGACCAGATCGAAGGCGCATTCGAGAACGTCACCTTCGCGTAAGCGAGGGTCGTTCCAGTAAATAAACACTAGGAGTAACTTTAAAATGGCTAACACCCGTTCCTACCTAAACGATGGTCAGTTCTACATTGCCGACCAGACTGAAAACCTGCTTATCATCCCGAACACTTGGACCCTCGTCGAGAACATGGGCGTCTTCACAAGTGAAGGTGTGACTCAGAACACTGTCCAGTTCGAAGAGATCGAAACTCGCTACGGTCTGGTTAAGGATGCCATCCGTGGAACTCGTCACCAAGTTGCTAGCGACCAACGTCGTCAACTGCGTGCCTTCGCGATTCCGCACTTCAACCAAGACGACTACATCACTCCAGAAGACATTCAAGGCAAGCGCGCTTTCGGTGCTGACCGCGAAGAAACTCTGAACGAGGTTCGTGCTCGTAAGCTGGAAACCATCCGTCGCAACTGGGCTAACACCGCTGAAGTTGCTTCCGTTAGCGCTATCGTAACCGGTAAGAGCTACGCCCCAGCCGGAACCATCGAGTACGACTGGTACGACCTGATGGGTAAAACTCGTAAGGTTGTCGGCTTCGACCTGACCAACCCTACCGCTGACGTTATGGGCAAGACCGAAGAAATCTTCGTCCATATGCAAGACAACAGCCAAGACGGTCTGATCCGTGGTGACTTCGTTGCCCTGTGCTCTCCTGAGTTCTTCACTGCCCTGATTAACCATCCGAGCATCAAAGAGTTCTACAAAGCTTACCAAGCTAGTCCTCAATACTGGCGTGAACGTCTAACCGCTCGCGGTCTGGACCTTCGCTTCCGTGAGTTCTACTTCGGAAACATTCACTTCATCGAATACCGTGGCGTTGACCCGTACGGCAACCGTCTGATCCCGGCTGGCGATGCTTACTTCATCCCAACCGACAGCGGTGACCTGTTCGCTCGTTACTTCGGCCCGGGCAGCACTTTCGATGACCTAGGAACTCTGGGTAAAGAACTGTACGCTACCGAGCGTATGGCTGAAGACCGTCGTTCGATCCTGATCGAAACCGAGTCCAACTTCATCCACGTTCTGCGTCGTCCACAGATGATCGTTCGCGGCACTGTGAATGCGTAAAGACTTCAGGGAGGCTTCGGCCTCCCTTTCGTCGTAGGAGGGTACCAAAATGGCTTACACTGGTGATCCAGCAAACAACCCTATCGACCGTCTACGAGAGATTGTAGGGGACGTGTGGGAGCCTCCGATGCTTTCCGACGAAACCTATCAATGGGTGTTGGACAAGAACGAAGGCAACGAAAGACGAGCCGCACTTGAACTTATGCGTATGATGCTCTTCCGCCTGACAAGGGGAATGAGAGAACGCACAGGTGATATCGAAGTATATGGTGCTGAGTATTTCAACAACTACTTGAAAGCTCTTCAGCTCATTCTCAAAGACCCGAATATTGCAATTTCTTTGGCCGTGCCATATGCTGGCGGTATCTCCAAATCGGATATGCTGGCTAATGACCTAGACCCCGACAACGTAACACGGGAATTCTACATCGGTTTTGCAAGACGGGAGAAGCTTTACAACCAGTGCAACCCCGGTCCTCAAGACCTTAGCATGGGGTGTGATTATCTTGGCAAGCTTCAGTTTTAAAACAGATCGCCGTCGCCTCACATCCTTGATTAAGAGGGTGGAGGCTCTAGACGGAACAACGGTAGAAGTTGGTTTCTTCCCCGAGGACCGATATGGTTCTGAAAATGGAAACCTACCAGTTGCACAAGTTGCAGCTTACAACGAATTCGGTACTACTCGCAACCCAACCCGGCCATTCATGGCTCCAACCTTTGAAGAATTCACATCTCAATTCCACTACGCAAGACTAATGAAGTCCACGTTCGAGAACGTCCTACGCGATGGAAGGCAGACGAATACTCTTCTGAAGAAATTGGGTAAAATGGTTGCAGAGCAGATGCAAGTTAACATTGACGACTATCCGGGCTCTAACAGTCCGGCATGGGCAGCTTACAAAGGATTTAACGATCCTCTATTCCATACTGGAAAGATGCTTGAGTCTGTCAAGTTCCAAATCCATCGGAGGCAATAATGCTCTATCCTACCTTCTCCATGACCAACTTTGTCAAGCTAGATTTGATTAGAAGAGGGCAGCCCGGAGACGACGGTTTTGGAAGACCTACCCCTCCAGTTGAGACAGTAGTAACAATCACAGCTAACGTTCAACCTATCGAAAAATCGACAGACACTCGTATCCTTCCAGAGGCCGACAGAAGCAAGGCTTGCTTCAAGGTGTACTCCAGAGGCGAAGAGATTCGCCAGTTAAAGGAAGGCCCGGGAGGGTGGAGTGCCGATAGATTCATGTGGGAAGGGGAGTTGTATGAAGTTATGAAAGTCATCAACTATTCGATGGGAATCCTAAACCATTACAAAGCAATTTGTATGAGAGTAGAGAGGAATAGCACAGCATGATCCACACAGAGCTAGAAAACTCCCTCTATCTTATGGTCAAAGAGTTGTTCCCCGACTGGCGTGTAATTCAAGCTTACACGAATAATCAGGAACCGCAAACCCCTTATCTGGCTATCGACATTAAGAGGCTGGATGAACTGGGAAGGGAAAATGTCTCCAATATGAGCGATCCCATTAGTCCTTCGCATGGAACTATTCAAGTTCAACAGGACTTCGCAGCCAAAGTCGTATTCGAACTGATTGGCAAGTATGGAGAGACAGCAAGTGTCTCTGACATGGCAATGGCGATTACTCGGGCAATGCGTACTCCAGCAGGACACGCCGCCCAAAGAAAGTTTAATCTATCCCTTTTCAAACTCCCTAGCACAAGACGAGTTCCTATGCTAAGAGAAACAGATATGTACATGTTCTATCAAGTTACATGTGAATTTGGATTCTCTGTGATAGAAACCACAACTCAAGAGTTTGCTGCTGGGGCTGATATTCACGGCGTTTTATTACGACGCTGGTCGCCCGGGTCACATTATTGAGTCCCACATCGACATAAACTTCGAACACTAATAGGAGACAGGAATGACTGTTCTTACTGATGTAATTGACATTCAGATCAGCCGTGAGACTGCTGCTGTCGCACAGACAAACTTCAACGTTCCTCTGTTCATCGCTTCTCACACAAACTTCTCGGAACGTGCCAGAGTCTACAACAGCCTGAAAGGTGTCGCTGAAGACTTCGGAGAATCCGATCCAACATATCTTGCCGCTGTTCGCTACTTCGGTCAAGCTCTCAAGCCTCGCAGTCTAGTTATCGGACGCAGACAAGTTCCTTCTGCTACCGTCTCTGTCAGTGTTGTTCAGGAAGGACAAAGCTACGTCCTTACCGTTAACGGACTACCTGTCAGCTATGTTAGCCAGCAAGACGACACTGCCACCCTGATTGCAACTGGCCTAAAAGCTGCATATGATGTTACCCCTGTTGTTGGCGTTACCGTAACTGACAACGAAGACGGAACTCTGACTGTCGCTTCGAACGAAGACTGGAGCCTGAAAGTTTCTTCTAACCTGACAATGGCCGCTGCTCCTTCTACTGAAGGCTGGCCGGCAACTATCACTGCTGTTCAGGGAGAAAACGACGAATGGTATGCACTGAGCATTGACAGCCACGCTGACGATGATATCATGGCAGTAGCTACTCATATCGAAGGGACCAAGAAAGTGTTTGTCGGGGCTACTGCTCAGGCTAATACCAAAACTTCCGCAGACAACGACATTGCTTCGCGTCTAGTCGCTGGTGGGTTCCAACGTACGGCACTGATGTACCATCCAAACGCTGACGCTCAATTCCCTGAGTGTGCTTGGGTAGGATACCAACTGCAAGAGCAACCGGGTAGCAACACATGGACCCATAAAGCTCTAGCTGCCGTAGATGCTTACCGTCTAACCCCAACCGAGTCTACCAACCTGAAGAACAAGAACGTTACCACGTTCGAGCGCGTTGGTGGTGTCAACCGTACATTCGGTGGCGCTATGGCCGGTGGTGAATGGATCGACGTAATGATTTTCGTGGACTGGCTGGAAGCCCGCATGACCGAGCGTCTGTGGTTCCGTATGGCTAACTCCAAGAAAATCCCTTACGACGCCGTTGGTGCAACAATTCTGGAATCGGAAATCAGAGCCCAGCTTAACGAAGGAATTCGTGTTGGTGGTCTGGCTGAAGCTCCGGCTCCTAAAGTCTTCGTACCTGATGTTCTATCCATGTCTCCGAACATGAGAGCACAGCGTATCTTTGAAGGCATTGAATTTGAAGCCCGTCTGGCCGGTGCCATTCACTTCGTACACATTCGTGGAACTGTGACCGTCTAAGGACGGTCCTTCCCATAAGGAGACTACTAAATGGCTGTTCAACGTCTAGCTACATTCTCTCCAGCCGATGTTACCATTGTTATCACTCACCCTGCAACTGGTGAGAGCATGGTTCTCGGCGGATTCAGCGAAGACAGTATCGTTAACATTGAAAGAAACGCTGACACTTACGTGATGTATACCGGAGCCGACAACACATCGACTCGCGTCTACAACGCCTCTAAGTCTGCTACCCTCACTGTTAGCCTTCAACAAACTTCGCCTTCGAACGACTTCCTGACTGCTCTTTACAACTACGACGACGCCCGTCGTTCGTCTGAGGGATTGTTCACAATCCACGTTAAAGACAACTCTGGTCGTTCCGACTACTTCAGTGATGACGCCTATGTCGGTGTTGTTCCGGGTTCTAACTTCTCGAACAGCATGCAGACACGCGATTGGGTTATTCATGCACACAACCTGCAAACTCTAATCGGCGGTAACGCCAAGCTGAGCCCGGGTGATGCGGATACTCTTCGTAACCTAGGTGTCACACTAGACCAGCGCTGGCTGTAATATAGCGCTTATGCCACATCGACGGGGAGCTGCCTTAACGGGTGGCTCCCTTTGTTGTTTCTGGAGGATAGAAATTGATTACCACCTACTCGCCGCGTGACGTGGTTGTAACTCTCGCTGGTATCCATTCCGTGACAGGGTACGCAGAGGGAGAGTTTATCAGAATTGTAAAAGATATTAAGCCTTTCATCAAGCACGGTTCGATGGATGGTGAAATCGCAAGGGTCTACAACAAAGACCAAGGCTGGCGAGTAGAGTTGACAATCATGCAATCCTCGCCGACCAATGATATCCTTTCGATGCTTTACAACGTGGACATTGCAACCCGAATGGGAAAATTCCCACTGATGATTAAGGACACGAAGGGTTCTACAAGCTTCCTAGCTCTGACAGCATGGGTGGAAGACCTACCTAGGGTATCTTTCTCTGGACAACTGGAGACCCGCACTTGGATTCTAGGGTGCTCTGAGGTCGCCATGAACATTGGCGGAAACGTCGATCAAAGTTTGGTCGAGCAAGCTATCCTGCTGGGAAGCTCTCTTCTGCCAGCCTTACGCAATTCGGAGGCTTCTAATGGCTAACACGGTATTGACATATAGCCCATCTGATGTTAAAATTGTCCTTTGTGGGTATGCTCTCACTGGTGTAGTTTCTTTCGAAATGTCTTGGCTTTCGAGACCCTACACAATGGTTCGAGGAATCAGAGGGCACCACACCCGGGTCTTCAATAGAGACCTTTCTGCGCAGATTAGAATCGAGGTTCTTCAGACTTCGGTGTCTAATGATGCATTCTTCTCGCTAGTAGAGCAAGACCGAAGAACACAATCCGCCCGAATCACCTTGTCTGTCAAGGATACCCACGGTAGCACCATGATGAGCACAGACAACGCTTATGTCAATGGCTACCCTAGCATAACATTCACCGATGGAATCGAGAACAGGGTCTGGACTATTGATGTTCTGGACTGGACCGATGGCACGGTAGGCGGAAACCAGCAAGTCGGCTTCGACGTGTTTGGAACTGTTCAAGGCGCTCTTAGCTACCTCAGATAAATAAGGAGTATTTATGTTCGGAAACCAACGTACTGTCATCCACAATGGGACAGAATACACTATCAACCTTCTGCCAGCAACTCGCGGTATCAGCGTACTGAAGCAGCTAACCAGCTTGCTGGGTCCATCCCTTGCCAAGTATCAAGCTGACCACGACTTCTCTGGAGCCATGAAAGAACTGTTCGATAACATCGACAAGGTTCCTGTTGAGAATTTGATCCAGAATCTGATGCTGACAGTTTTCAAAGGTTCGATGGCAATCAATTTCGACACCGAATTCGCTGGCAAGTATGACCTGCTGTACGCACTCACAAAAGACGTGATCGAGTTCAACTTCGGCTCGGTTTTTTCTCTAATCGGTTTCGCAGAGGCACCGACGGTATAAAGACCGGGGATGGGCAGTCCGAGACTTCAGTCACTACTGATCGAGTTCAGAGTGATCGGAGGGTTAGGGAGGCCCACCAGAAGTTCTCGCAGCATTGGGAGATTTATGTGGCTATCACTCACCCTCTCAAGCTAACGACGTATGGGGAACTGAGTACAGTCCTCACTACAGAAGATTTGTACAACATCCTTGAGGTTATAGACGTTCACGATACTATCACTCAAGTGGCAAAAGAACACGCAGAGGCTGATAAGAAATGATTACAGAAAGGATTGCCCAGCTAACTGGGGAACTTAAATTTACAGTCGATTCCCGGCCTCTCACTGCTTTTGACAAGAAGCTCGCTGGGGTCGAAGCCCGGCTAAGAGAATTCTCCAAGCTGACGAACAAGCGGTTTGGAGTTAAGCTAACTCTAGATACAAAAACTCTGAGAGAGGAGCTTGCCAAGGCAGCCACTCAAAGGGTAGTCTTGAAGAACATCGCGGTAGATGCTGCCGCTGTTCGTCTTATCTCTGAGAAGCTTCAAGAAAGACTGAATGCAACGCCGATCAGGTTGAAGTCTGTTAGGCTAGACCTTAGCGGTATCCGAGATCAGAAAAACTTCGTAAAGACGGCTCTCGGCCAGACCAAGGTCGATCTACCGGTTGAACTGGGCTTGGCTCAGGCTAGCCGTACGCTGTATGAATGGAAGAAGCGCACAGAGAGTCGTTTTAAAATTCATCTGAATGCAGACATTAGCCGCTCTAAATTGCTCCAGAATGCACGAAACACACTAAGGGATGTGCAGGGTAGGCTAAACGGTCTTGCTGTCGCTACGCCTCAAATTAGGCTGTCTGTAGACCGTGCCCATCTTCGTAGAGAGATTCAAGATGTTCTTGAGCAAATCAGACGCGAAGTGAGAATCCGCATTGACCTAGAGTCTTCCATCCGAGGAGGTGGTGCAGGTGGATCGAGAGGTACTGCCGGCCATATCCGTCAAGGTATGGGAATGGGGATTGGTAGCGAGCTAGCCGGGTGGGGACGCGGGTTTATTCCCGGCCTTGGTGGTGCGTTCGCTATTATGCAGCTTAACCGTGCTAACCAAGAACTGCAAGGTCAACGTCTGGCCATGCAAGCTGTCGGTGGTGGAGTACAGGGTGGTCAAGAGCTACAAGCCACCCTCCGCGATATCTCTCAGCGTCTCGGTCTTGACGATAGAGCAATAGGTAGCTCCTATGTTAAGATGATGGCTGCCGGACAAGCATCCAACTTCGACAAACACAGGTTGATGGCATCTTCCAATCCATGGCTGAATATGGACGAGTGATGGGTCTGGATGGCGAGGCCATGAAAGGCTCCTTCCGTGCCGTAGAACAGATGATGGGTAAAGGACAAATCATGTCCGAAGAATTGAAAGGTCAGTTGGCCGAACGATTCCCTGCGGCTGTAGCCTGATGGCTAAGTCTCAGGATATGTCTATCGCTGAGCTAATGAAAACCATGGAGAAAGGGGAGCTTAAGAGTGATGCTCTGATCCCATTCGCCAGAACTCTAGCGGAAGAAGCTCGTAAAGGTGGCGCTCTGGACGCGGCTATGCAAGGTACAGCCGCTCAGCAGGGCCGATTCCAGTTCGGATGGAACCGCACTATCGAGGCCTTCGCGGCTGGAGGATTCGACCGAGGAATGAGCGACTTCTTCAAGATTGCTGCCCAAGGCATGCAAGACGCCCTACCACTTGTTACCGCTCTAGGTGGTGGATTCGAAGCGCTTATGCGTCCAGTCAACGCTCTCGTCGGAATTGGCGGGGAACTAGGTTCGCAATGGGAGAAAATTGCCAATCAGTTCAACTTGACTGGAACTGGACTGACGCTGACGACTGCTCAAACTCTAGCACTTCTAACCCCTATGGGCCGACTGGTTTCTGCCATTAGCTGGGGTGCGTTGGCACTGGAAGACTTCATTGTCTTCTTGGAAGGCGGTGATTCGGTGTTCGGGGACTTCTTGAACAACAACGTACAAGCTGCCGAGACATTCGAAAAGCTAGCCAGTGAATCCAGTGAACTGAAGAACAATCTCGACGGTATCTTCTCTGTTGTCCCGGGGCTAGCTGAAGCGCTCAAAGGTCTAGAGTTCAATGAAATGCTGGTCAGCACGATGAGAGAACTTGCTGCCATCATGGAGTTCTTCAACAGTGTTGTAGAGAGATTCGCAATAGCCGGCAAGTACAGGGACGCTAAGATTGCTGAAGCCGGAGGAGACAGAAGTACTATAATGTCGAACATCGACACGATGTACGCTATGTTCAATCCGGAAGATGCAAAAGACAAGGCCACCTTCATCGGTGACAGGCTAGTAGCTCAGAACATTGACGCGATCCAGACAGAGACTCATACCCGTGCAACCCAGTCCTTGACTCCAGACCAGTTTGGGTATATGATGCAACGTGGTCAAGTTAGAAACGAAATGGAGGGTGCCCTCAAGAAGAGTGCCATTGACATTAGTTTCAACCTCAATGTTTCTGGTATCGATGCTCAGGGTAACGTCATGACAACTGAAGCGCAAGAGCGAGTACGAGAGATCGTTAGTAACGTTCTTGAGGAAGAAATCTCCAGAGCTTCGGCAAGTTATAAGGAATCCCAATGACAATTGCTATCAAAAGAGAGAACGGAGACCTAATCTGGTTCGACGCTGTTACAGAGTTCGGAAGACAGTACCGTGGCTCTGTGAGTTCCAACCCAATCGAAACGGGAGGAAAAATCACAGACCACATTACTACAGAAAACCCAGTCTTCACTCTTACAGCCGTCGTATCAGACGCAGACTTCAACTTGAACAGGCCCGTTATCAACGACAACGAGGCCCAGACATACAAGATCAACAACAAAGAGTTCGTGAATACGCAGCCGGTAACCATCCCGGCTGTTATCTCAACCTCTAGACTAGACCCTAGCAGAATCTTTCCAGAAGTTATCACTCAGTTTATTCCTCCTGAGATTCCTTCTGCAACTGTCCTCCCTCAAAAGGGTGATAAAGTCGCTTATGATATTGAGCGCCAACTGATCGACATGCAGCGTAATGCTGAGGTCTTCAGTTTGCTGGACTTCCGAGACGGTATCATCTGGGATCAAATCGAAAGATGCATCTTCACCGACTTGTCTTTCACTGAAAACGCCGAGACAGGTAGCAGCCTTCAACCTCGTATGACAATCGAGGCTGTGACATTCACAGATACTCGTTATGTCGAGGTGAGGGTTAACAAGGGTAGAAAGACCGCTAAGAAAGAAAAGAGAGACACCAAAGAAGGTGATACCGGGGCTAGCAATGCTACCAGCCAAGACTCTCCTACATTCAAGCGTAGTCAAATGAAAGAGGCTCAGATTAGAACTCAGGTTGCGAGGTAAACTAAATGAGCACGACTTATATCGACACACTTCCTCTTTACCAAGATCGGAAGTACAGGTACGCAGTAGCTATCGAGGGAATCTCAAGAGTCCTTCAATTTTACTGGAATAGCCGCTCTAGGCAGTGGCACATGGATATATTCGACGAGGAGCTTACTCCGATCCTGACAGGACTGGCGGTTGTTCCTCAGTACCCGATCATGGCAGATTACGCCATGCAACATATAGGTTTCAATGGCTACTTCCTGCTGATGCCTGTCAACCTAGAACAGGTGCAGTATAAGCACGATGCGAGTGACATTGTACCACAGTTTTTCGAACTGCTATACGTGAACGTTGACTTGGAGGATGACGTAGAGTGAAACAATATGACAGAGTGTATAAACTAACGCTCGGTAACACTGAATCCGGGCAAGGTGTAGAGATTACAAACCTCCACCCTGACGGAAGTTTGAACAGAGAGGGACTTCAGTTCCGGTTCGATATCTCTAAAAGTTCAGATAACAAGAAGAGCGGAAACTCGGCGACTGTTGAGATATACAATCTGTCTATTGCCACTCTGAACATCCTTGAAACTGAATATTTGACGTGCCGACTAGAGGTTGGTTATAAGGAGATGGGAACTTCTGTTGTGCTAGATGGCAACGTTGTTGAAACTTCGACTAGAAAGAGTGGCAATGATTACGTCACTCAGCTTATTCTAGGCGAAGGGTACACAGCACTAACAGAGACCAAGCTGAAGGGCACAGTATCTCCGGGCAAAACTGTAAAGGATGTTATCGAAGAGATTCGTCTTCAAATGCCGGGAGTGGACAGAGGAGCTTATACAGGCCTCAATTGCAATAACCCGATCATGTACGGCTATCAACTCCGTGGTCTGGCCAAAGACGCTCTAAACAGCGTGTGTGAAGCCAACAATATTGAATGGAACATCAGTGGAAACGTTCTAAACGTCACAGACGTTAACGGACCAACAACGAAGAGTGTTCAAATGGCTCCTCTCGTAAACAGAGAGACCGGTCTGATCGATATCCCATTCTACGCCAGTGCCAGCGGAACGGCACAGAAGAAAGATAAGCGGAGACGGAGAGGCGTTCAATTCAAATGCCTTCTCAATCCTGAGCTAACTCCCGGGGTTCTTGTCCGGGTAGAGTCGGATAGATTGTCAGGAACTTTCAGAATCAACAACGTCCGAATCTCGGGCGGATACAGAGACAACGAATGGTACACTGAATGTTGGTGTTCCGATCTTAACCAAGAGGATATTGACCAATGAGGAGAACAGGCCTACAAGAGCTTCTGAACCTGCACTCGTCCACGGAAGGCTCGAAACAGTATACTGCCATACCTTGTGTGGTATTGCGCGTTCTGGACGATTTTAGACGCCTTTCTGTCGATGTTAGACCAGTGGTCAATGACCTGTACAAAGACGGCACATCAGAAGAGCAACCAGAGATTCTATCTGTCCCTGTCATTATGCCGGGAACAGCTAACACCCTTATCAGCTTCCCATTGAATGTCGGGGATACGGTGTTGTGTGTATTCTCTCAAAGAACTATGGACGTGTTTAAAGGCTCTGCCACTGGACAGCCTCACACTCCAAACGATCTTCGTAAGTTCAACATGGCGGATGCCATTGCCATTCCCGGGCTGTTCACCTTCCCTAGGTCGATGAACGACCCTGCAAGACATAGTTGGCCACATGATACCAAAGACCTTACTATTGCCCACAACCTGATGACGGGACAAGAGGCGGAAGTTAGGATCAAAGCCAATGGAGATATTCTAATCAACAGCCGCAAGACTATAAGCATTAATGCTCAAAATGTCAACGTCAAGTGTGCTTCACTCACTGTCGATGCAGCCCATACAACATGGAACGGGAACATTGCACATACAGGTAACTACGTGCAGACTGGTGGAACTTCTACATTCAACGGTATTCCATTCCATACCCACAAACACGGTGGTGTTATGCCGGGCGGTGGTGTTACTGCTGTCCCACAAGCTTAAAAGGAGATCATATGGACTTGTTTGTCAACCCCGACACACATGACTTGGTTTTTATAAATGGTGAAGCTCCAGTCACTCAACGAATGGTTGATATTGTTGCTCAGCGACTAAAGATCAAACTGTACACATTCCTAGGTGAGTGGTTCTTGGATGATAGGATCGGCATCCCCTACTTCGAGAGGATTCTTGGTAAGTCTAGGAGCCTTCCCGCTGTTGACGCGATATTCCAATCTGAGATTATGAGAGACCCCGGCGTCCTTGAGATTACATCTTGGCAGTCGGGGATCGACCCTCACACACGTGAATACTCCATGGAGTTCACAGTCAGAACCACAGACAATACAGAATCCCTTCCCATCACTTTCAGAATGATAGGAGTTTAATATGGCTGGAATTACAGCAGAAGGTCTAACGATTAAAGACTTGGACCAAATCCTGACAGACTACAGAAACGTAGCCTCTCAGGTCTTCGCCGACCTAGTTTCAACTGGAGACGAAGTTGACACGTCTGGTAACTCTGCTCTAGGCCGTCTGATCGGCGTAGTTGCTCCATCGGACGAAGCTATCTGGGAAGTTATCCAGATGGTGTATAACTCCTTCAACCCGGCAGCCGCAACTGGCGTGGCTCTGGACAACCTAGTGTCCTTCTCGGCAATTAGCCGGCATGCTGCCCGTCCGACCCGGGCTCAGGTTGTTCTAGAGGGCAACATCGACACCGTTATTAACTCGCCTCCCGCTAAGATGATTTCCAGCAGTACAGGCCGAGTGTTCCACCTGCTACAAGGCGTGATCCTCACTCCTAAAGCTTGCTCTGGTGTTGGAATCTTCCCTCAGACAGTAGGCAACGACCTGACATACGAGCTTAAGATGTACGTTGATGACATTAACACAACGTCTATCAAGTACACAAGCCCTACCACTGGTACAGTAACATCCGAGTCCATCCTAGCAGGACTGGCCGCAGACGTAGCTACAAATCACGGAAATACCTTGACAAGCTACGAACAGAATGGTATACTTTTCATAGTACCTATTGACCCATTCAACACCAAGACTTTCGAAGAAGCCTCCAACCTGAGTATTCAGAAGGTTAGAAAGCTTGGTATCGCTGTTGACGACGTTATTGGCCCTGTGCCTCAGCAAGCTCTAGCTATCGATACGATCTCCATTCCTATTGCCGGATGGGACAGCGTTATCAACCTGTTCCAGCTATCACTGGCCGTCTGCGTGAGACCGACGATGAGCTTCGCGAGAGATTTCGAAACTCTAAATTCGTACAAGCCACCAACATTCTGGAGTCCCTGATCGACGGTCTGATGAACGTAGAAGGAGTCGAGGATGTTAGGATTATCGAAAACGATACCGACAACCTAGACCCCGTTCACGGAGTCCCGGGTCACTCGTTCCTTCCAATCGTTCTTGGTGGTATTCCTACAGAGGTTGCACAGTCTATCTGGCTGAACAAGCCATTCGGGATTGGCTCTGTTGGAGATACAGAGGTTCAGGTGGTAGACAGTCTGGGCTATACCCATAGAGTCAACTACCAACGCCCTGTTGAGGTTCCAATCGAGATCAAGATCAGTGTAACAAACACAGGATCGATGCCAGAGAACATTGAAGATATCCTACGGCCAAGGATTGTAGCGTACGGAACTGAGAATTACAAGATCGGAGACGACGTAATTTATTCTCGATTCTATGCCCCAATCATGGAAATCCCGGGCTTCCAAGTGAACAGCCTGACGATTGCTAAGAAAGGACAAACTCAAGGTATGGCGAACATCGAAATCGGGTTCAAAGAAGTGGCTACATTCGCCGCAGCAGATATCACCGTAACTACGGTGTAATGATAGAAGGAGAATTCCATGGCTGTCAACCAATTTGACAGAGAAGATTATCTGGAGGTGGCCCGGGAACGGGTCACTGAACAGTTTAAAGAGAAGCCGATCTTTGATCGCTTCCTGCAAGTGCTATTGTCTGGTAAGTTTGATATCCAGAATGCACTGGAAGACCTCCAGACTCTCCGGTCTCTGGACACAGCCACCGGGAAGCAACTGGACATTATCGGAGACATTGTAGGGCGACCACGCGGTCTAGTGTACCAAGATATTTTCAACTATTTTGGATTCGCTGGAACGGAGCGTGCAGGTTCTTTCGGAAGCCTGTCGGACCCTACGGTCGGTGCTCCATGGTACTCGGTCGGTGCTCCATGGTACTCGGTCGGTGCTCCATGGTACTCGGTCGGTGCTCCAACTGGTAACGCCAGAGAGCCGAGCGACGAAGAGTATCGGATGATCCTGAAAGCAAAGATCATCAAGAACAGAACAAACTCAACCCCAGAGCAAGTTATCGAAGCTTATAAATTTGTATTCGGGGTTCCTGAAGTATTCCTAGAGGAGTACGCTCCCGCTGCTGTCCGTATCGGCATCGGTAAGATTCTAACGAACGTAGAGCGTAGTCTTCTATTCGACCTAGGTGGTGCAGGTGCATTGCTTCCTAAGACTATCGGGGTTAACTACACATACACTGAGTTCCAAGCTGGCCGGGTATTTGCTACAGAAGGCTTCCCCGGAGGACAAGGCGTTGGAGACCTAAACGATCCCACTGTTGGTGGAATTCTGACCAACCTAGTGACATAAGGAGTTATAAATGGCTGATTACAGTCAACTACCTATTGAAAATATTTGGTCCACAGGCGGGGATATGGTAGCCCCGACCCCTGCGCAGCAGCAAGGCGGATGGGGTATTCAGTCGGTTCCTCGCCAATGGTGGAACTGGAAGTGGAACCTTCACGATACTAACCTAGCGTATTTGCTACAGAAGGGCATCCCAGAGTGGACTAGTACACAAGAGTACATTGCTAACAAATCGTTCTGCACTAGAGGTGGATTTGTTTACAAGGCTGTTCGTACCCATACAGGTAGCGACCCGGCCACCGCTAACCCCAACTGGGCCCGAGCTTTCGCAGACTTTACCACATCTAGCTCTGCACTTGGAAGCCTGACACCAAGAGACGGTGGAATCCCGTTCTTCATTAGTGCCACAGGAGCTAGCGTGTTTGACTCTACGGCTTATGGTCGTGGAATGTTGAATGTAGCTAACGCCGCAGCAGCCAGAAACTATATTTCGGCTCAAGAAAGTTCTGTTGTACTGTCTAACCTGTCCACTGTGACTAGGGCTGCCAACACAGTTCCGTACTTCAATACGGATACCTCCATGGCTACCTTCAACATCACAGCGTTCGGAAGAGGACTTGTCAACGCGGCTAATGCTGAAAACGCAAGAGGTTTCCTAGGCCTAGCTAACTCTGCTATCATCACAGCCGATCCAGCTAACAGAGCCCACACTCTGGTCTATAGAGACGCTGCTGGTAACTTCAACGCTGGTGTGATTACGGCCACCCTGTCTGGAAACGCAACCACAGCTGACAAGCTAAGGGCTCCAGTTACAATCAACGGTGTAGCATTCGACGGAAGCCAGAACATTGTTCTTCCGGGCCTAGATACAAGTTATGCTGGAACGGTTGCACGCCTCCACATCAACGGAGCAAACCTTTCGAGTGCAGACAAGACGACTCAGCTAGCATTGAGGAATAAGTCTGACACTGACTGGATTAGCCTCGCTGTAGTAGATGACAACATTCTGCAATTCGTGTTCAGAAGCGCTACAAACCCAGTTGTCCAGATTGGTAACGAAGTTATCCTTCACACAGGAAACCAGTTCTCTCTGGGCCCGACTCTTACAGACGCTAGGTCTCGTCTGGGTCTCGACAGACTCACTCAAGGTAGCTCTGATACTCAAGTCTTCCCCAGCACCTTGAACAATGGCCCCTACTTGACCGTACAACCTACGGCTATCGGAGGATTCAACGGTAGCACTAACGGATGGCTGTTCCGATTCGACGCTAATGGTAACATGACTCATGGTACAGTTCCTGCCGCTAGAATCACTGGTCTGTCCAACTCGGCTCAGATTCCAGCCACAACTACGGCGCAGGCTAACTCTCTTGTTCAGAGAGACGCAGACGGAGGATTCAGCGCTATTGCGATTAATGCGTATGGCACTATCGTCGGGTACGGCTCTAACATCTTCAGTAGAGCATCGGGCACTGGCAACGCCACATCGGGTTCCAGAGAGCGAACGGAACAGAACTCGGTCTTATCTGGGGGGCCCAGTCTAACAACTCGATGAACTTCCGGGTAGCTGGTGGCTCCACCGCAGTGTCGATTACCGGTCTGGACATGACTGTTACTGGAAGAGTCAATGCTACCACACTAAACGCCTCTGGAAACGTGAATGCGACAGGCAACGTTAACGCCGGGAGCGCTACGCTCAATACAGCAGGGAATATCACAGGAGCCGCTTACGGAGCCTATGGTTCTCTGACCAACTGGGTTGATTCGGTATATGCCAAGAAGGGAGAAATTCCTAACGATATCGCAAGAGCCGGAGCCGCTTGGGACGCTGTAGGTCAGTATATTCTGGCGGGAGATCAATCTGGAGGCTCTGGCGGCCCGGGTACAATTAGAGCCGGGAACCAGTTGAGACCTCACTCTACGATCAGCTATACAGCCGGTAGCCGGCCCGCTGGCTCTTACAGATGCATGGGCGCGTTCGCTGCGCGCGGAAACCAGATCACTCTCTGGCAGCGCATTTCTTAATAGAGGGCTACGGCCCTCTTTTTAGAGGAGATTATAGTGGAATTTAGAAATGTTGTAAAGTATAAAATGGGTTACGAGTGCGAAGTGAATCACCCTGATTTTGGATGGATTCCATACTTCGCGTGTGACTACGATGACACTGCGAAAGTCGTTTACGACTCTATTGTTAAAGCTATCGACGATGGCGTAATTCCAGAGCCAGAAGACGTATCGGACAGGGATTTGGAATTCGAAGCAAGGGTTTGGAGAAACAATGAACTAACTCTTGCAGATCGTCAAGTAGAGATTGCTATCGACGATGAAGACGAAGTAAGAGAGAAGGCTTGGCGTAAGTATCGTTCTGCACTACGTAAATGGCCAGAGCACAAGAACTTCCCATCCGAAAAGAGCAAACCTAAAGCTCCTAAAGAATAAGGCGAGGTAATATATGCCAAACATTATGAAGCCTACGGGTATTAACGCTATCTGGTCTGAAAACGGCCAGAAGGTTGACCCGGGTGCTGTAAAAGTTGGGCTTGGATGGGTGACAGAACTACCTCCCTACCAAACTGCCAACTTCATTGAATACAAGCAAGACTTGTTCAACGCGCACGTTAACCAGCACGGTATTCCCGAATGGGATAGCGTCACAGAGTATCAGGGTAACCTGAGCTACACTCAAGGCGCTAACGGGATCATTTATAAGTGCCTTAGAACCCATTCCGACAAGATTCCAACCGACCCTCTCAACATCACAGCAGGATACTGGCGGGTGGCGTTCGAGGATGCAGGGGAGGCGGCCAAGGTTCAAGCTAACCTTGATCGGCACGTGACAAATTACAACACCCTCTCTGGGATTGGTAACGTAGTTATTGCAAGACAGAACCTGAGTGTGTATAGTAAGGCCGAAGGCGATGCACGTTATGCCATGCGGCACGGCAACGGGTCTAACGTCTTCAGCGTCGCTCCCGCAACACAGCCAACTCACGCGATCCCGCTGAGCCAGCTATCGACTCTCGTTCCTCCTGCGACCGAGACTGTAGCCGGGGTTATGGCAGTTGCTACGACTATCGAGACAGAAGCTGGAGCCAATGATACCAAGGCTGTGAGTCCGCTCAAGGCCGCACAGGTGTATCTGAAGAAGAAAGACAACCTTTCCGGTCTGTCTAACGTCACTGCCGCAAGAGCTAATCTAGGACTGTCGGATACAGCGACTATGCCTTCTTCTACATTCCTGAAGGCAGGTAGCAATCTGGCAGATGTGCCTAACAAGGCGCTGGCAAGATCGAATCTTGGAATTACAAGTAGTGCTACCCAGCCGGAAACCTATTTCTTGAGGAGCGCTCAGAACCTAGCAGATGTACCTAACAAGGCACAAGCTAGAGTCAACCTAGGCCTCACTGGGATGGCTACAACAGACCCTGCGGCGGTTATGATGAAGGCAGACAACCTTGCTGGATTGGCTAACACTGCTACCGCTCGGTCCAACCTAGGGCTAGGCACAGCTTCTACTAGAAATACAGGAGACTTCCTGTCGTCTGGGGATAACCTGTCCGACCTCACGAACGTCCAAGCAGCTAGAAACAACCTAGGGTTGAAGGGAGCGGCTACGCTCGATGTATGGGGTCTTCCTGCGAATACAACTGCTATGGACTTCCAGTCTAATCAGTCGGATATTTCCAGAGGATGGGCTCGACTACCAAACGGCCTTCTGCTACAATGGGGAACTGGTCCCGGTCTGTCTGATGACACAAGGACGAATATCCAACTCCCTGTTCCAGCACGAATCTTGAACGTTCAAGTGACCGTAATGGGGACGTTTAACAACTCCATCGGCCCGGGCGCTTTCATGACGGATATGTGGAGCAACACCGGGTTTAGAGTTAGCTGCAACTGGGGCAACTGGTCTTACCCGTTCAACTGGTTTGCTATCACTTCCACCCTGTAATTCAGGAGTATCAAAAATGGCTCTAACTGAGCAAGACTTCCAATCGGCTGCCGATGATCTCGGAGTCGATGTTGCCAGTGTAAAGGCCGTCACTAAAGTAGAGAGTCGTGGGAGCGGCTTTCTACTTTCTGGCGTCCCTAAGATTCTATTCGAAAGGCACTGGATGTTCAAGCTTCTCAAAAGGAAGCTAGGTCGTGACCCTGAAATAAACGACGTTTGCAACCCTAAAGCTGGAGGATACCTCGGCGGACAAGCGGAGCACGAACGTCTAGATAAAGCAGTCAAGATGGATAGAGACTGCGCACTTCAAAGTGCCTCTTGGGGCCTATTCCAGATTATGGGATTCCATTGGGAGGCACTAGGTTATGCGAGTGTTCAGGCATTTGTCAATGCCCAGTACGCTAGCGAGGGATCGCAACTAAACACTTTTGTGCGCTTCATCAAGACCAACCCGGCAATTCACAAAGCTTTAAAGTCTAAGGACTGGGCAGAATTCGCAAGAAGGTATAACGGGCCGGATTACAAGAAAAACAACTACGATGTTAAGCTAGCAGAAGCCTATCAATCCTTCAAGTAAATCTAGGAAGGTTCCTAATGAAGAAGCTATTCAAAAGCTGGAAGTTCTGGGCTGCTGTAGGCTCTGCAACTTTTATGGCTCTGGAAGCCATGGTTCATCTTTGGGAGCCTATCCTTCCTCCCGGCGTGTTCGCCGCAGTAGCCACACTGGTAGCTGTTGGTGTGAGAATTTCGGCAGTGTTTGTAACTGCTGGTAAAGTGGAGGAAGCGATTTCGGAAACCATAGAAGATGGCTCAATAGAAAATGATACTAACTAAACTCAAAAACTACGCCCTCGTAGTAGCTGCCGCAATGGCAGCAGGGTTTGGATATCTGTCGTTCTCTTTGTACGGCGACTTAGCTGTTGCGAAGAATGATATCCAATCTCTTCAAGCTGCGTCTCGACAGATGGAAGAGCAGTTCCAGAAAGAGCGAGCAGGGTGTGAGATCACCACTGGGAGACTAGAGGCGCATATAGTCCAAATGAAGAGCCGACAGGAGCTTCTACAAGGTCACCTGTGCGAGCTTGAGTCTCTACCTAACCCAACCCCAAGGGAGACCCAAGAAAATGCCACAGAGACGATCTCTGAGCCTTCTACTGGGGATAGTCTGGACCCTGCTCTTACAAGCTTGCTCGACAGGGCCTTCTGTTCCGCAGTACCAAACGATCCTTATTGTGCCCCCGGCAAGCCTGACCGAGGAGGTTAAGGTATACCGAGTGGAGCAAGATACAGTCAAGGGGCTCGCTAGAGCTTACATTCTAAATACTAACAGTGCTGCCATGTGCAATAGTCAACTACAGACGATAAAGCTATGGGCAGAAGAGCAGAGGGCTCTGTATGGAAAGTAAAGACGGCAAAGAAGGCCTAATCAAGGTAGCTACACAGGGAGTTATCTCTCTGCTAATTGCTATCCTAATGGCTTGGTCTGGATTCCTAAGTTCCAGTCTTTCTAAGCAGGAAGAACGTATCTTTGCGATGCAAAGAGATATGGTATCCGAGGCAAAACTTAACGCACTAGAGTCGAGATTCAATAGCCGACTTGAAAGTGAAATTAGTAACGTAAGAAGAGAACAACAAGAAACCAACCGGTATTTGATTTTGATTATGAATGCCGTCAAGGGTCGGGATACAGAAACTCAATAACTATAACCCGTTAACCCACACTGGGAGACAATATAATGACAAGGAAACAAGACTGGCCGCTAGTTTCAGCAGTCGGGGCTTTGTTTATCTCCCTCCTTGTCTGTATGGCTATTCTGGCTTTCACAGCGATGACTCCCGAGGCTCGGTTTGACTCTGTACGCCAGACCTACGAGATTCGAATTAGCGAATCTGAGCGGCGGTATGAACTCAAACTGAACAGACTACAGGATCAGATAAACTCGGCCTCGTACACACAGGATCGGCAATCCCGTTTGCAATATGAAGAACTCGACTCGCTTAAAAGGAAGATTAGCGAACTTGAGCGGAGAATAAAAGAAAAACAAGAATAATTAAGCCCCGGGAGCGAAAGCTTACCGGGGCTCTTTGTTATTGATTAGTAACTCTCCATACTCCGTCAAACAGTTCGTCAATTTTCGAGAAGATCTTGGCTACCTTCTTCTTACGGAGTTTATTAGCCTCTGGATCGGAATTAATGAGACTCACGTCGATAGCGTTTCCCCAGTCCAGTTCTCCGTTTTCAAACAGAACTTTAATGTTCAGATTCTTAGCTTCTTTGTCAATACCTGCGACAACTCCAGTACCTAAGACGTTATGTTTCTCGAATGTAGGCCTTGGAGTGTCCAAGTTCAGGTAATTCACCATAACAACCTGACCTTTCTTAACGTCCTCTAGCTCCATTTAACACCTCCTTAGTCTAATCTCATTAGTGTATTGAACTGATGCCTCAAAGACTTGAAAGCCTGCGGCCCGTCGTCTTCTGCTCCTTCATGAATATGATGAGCGATTAAGTGTATCAATCCTCGGTCTCCTAGTAACAAAGAACTAGGAATTTCTTTTATCCAAGCCACAAAGCAACAGAAGTGTAGAACCTCCGGCATGGAAGCCTTGAAGCTGGAATCATCCAGCTTCGATAGGCGTTCATACGTAGCTTTAAGATCGGGATAGCTTAACTGATATGTAGCATCTTCGTCAATATGCTGGTCCCCTCTAACTACATACTGCAAGCTCATATTACACCTTCTTTCCGCCTTCTGCAAGACGTGCCTCTCGCTTATGGTCCGCACGGGTCATATTGTACTCGATCTTCTCGATGATCGCACCTGCAACATCTAGACCTCGAACATTAGCATAGTCCATGATACGAATGATAGCGTCGGCCAGTTCCACCTCTTCCATCTTCCGCTCTGGCAAGTGATCGTCCATCAAATCCTTACGGACGCCTTCAGCCGCTTCGGCGATTTCAGTGGTAACGAGCATCAGCATGTGCAGAGCATCACGTTTAATCGGCTCGCCTGTGACCAGATCGGTGTTCCACTTGCGGTTAACAACCTCAAGACCAGTCATCATTTTGTTAAAACCGCTAACAAACTCGAAGACGGACTCTCGTTCGAATAGTTCACCGAACGTTGGCTCTTGATGTTCGACAATTGCAGTGTGGAAAGGCCACTCCATCCAAGCGTCATAGCACTTTTTGATAAGCTCTTGTTCGTCAATGTATGAGAAGAAGTCCTTCTCTCCACCAATCGCATCAATAACTTCAGTCTCCCCTTCCCAAGCACACTTATCAATAAGACTCGGATCGATTCGCAGGGAAGTGTTGCCCACTTCTCCCCATGGTCGCCAGCCTACATGACCGGCACCAAAGTATAACAGGAGGGACAGATTGTCCTGAGCGGACAGTTCCTGAGTCTCCATAGCTACAACAAACGCCGGCACTTTTTTTCCACCAACGCCATTGGCCAAGACGAAAAGAACCCAAGTGGGTGGTCTCTCGGCTAGCTGGTCGATGAGCTTCCTCAATATGATCTTTAACTTTACTCATAGTCTTCACCCTCCTCACAGAGCATTTCAAAATAACAATCGCAACAAACCAGCATACCGTAACCGTTTATAACTTCTTCGACAGGTAGAATGCTTCCACAGCATTCACACCCTGCCCGTTCAACACCGTCTACACAGACCCAAGAGTCCATATTCACTCCTCCTTCAGAAGATACTCATTGCTAATTACTTTGAAGCTGAAGTCTCGGCTCATGCTTTTGAAAACCAAGCCTTCCCGGTACTTACCGTTCAACGCAGACTCGCCGCTAGCCATTTTAATCACAGACTCCATTTCAGCAGGGACTCCCACATTCCACAGGTAGACAGGGACGTGTTTAATTTTCACTCCTCCCTTGCTATTTAGAGTATTCAAAGTTGCAAGTCGCTCTTCTGGAAGATAATAACGACTCTCCGAAATGTTGTAGATATCGTACACAAAGTATTCCGGTTTGTCAACTCCCTCGAAGTTGCCTTGGATATTCGGTGCAACCAGTTCACCTTGAAGGGCGATATTCAGACCAAACTCCCGGAGACGCTTACCAAGATCAAGCTCTTCAGCCATAGCAGTGAAGTGATTGGAGTCCTTCTTAATCACACGCTTCCAGCCGTGACCCTTGAAAAAGTTCTTGACCGCAGTGAAGAAGCCGATCTTCTCGTCCTCAAGACGGAAACCTACGTTACGAGAGGCTACACCGGTATCGCCGTCTTTATGCCAGATGGTGAGAGACGATCCGTCCAGTTTGAAGGTCACTTCGAACTTCTCACCTTTCGTGTAGGCATTCTCGTAGGCCATTTTGATATTCTGTACGCGGGCCTGATCCGTTTTCGGGATGAAGTTGGGGAACCCTAGCTTGGAAGTGCCAGTTCGGTCGCCCTTGTTGCCGCCATTGATAGCTGCCTGCTCGGACGGCTTTACATACTTCAGGATGCCCATCCGGTCGGTAACGTCTTCGTCTACTTTCGGTTCTGGACTACCGGCTGCATGAACAGGCACGATCAATCCTTGGCTAAGCTCTTTGCGAAGCTTCATGGTCTTGATTCGAGAATATTCTTTTCCATCCCGCTCTTCCATATTACGGCCTCGCAGGAATTCAAAGATAGGGTTATCTACAGGCACCATGGAATCCACTTCAATGTAGATTGCCAGATCACCAGCCTGATATTCCCCTCGTTTGATTACGCACTGCCAACCACCAACAAGCGCCAGATCGAGGCTGTCAGCGTTAGGATGGGTCTTCACATCGTCGATACGCACCACTCGGGCTAGTACGCGGTCTTGGGAATTACTCATATATTATCCTCCTTGTTTGAAAATTGGTATATTACTTGTTAAACCAGCCGAGATCAATAGCCCGCTCTAGGGCCAGTAGCAGATTCTCAGCATCTAGAAGGTCACGGATCGCGATCCAACTACCACTGTCTCCCGGTAGACCGTCTGTGATATACACAGGTATGTCACTGTATTCGCTCTTTTTAAGCCCGCAGGCACAGGCTACATTGTCCCCGAAGACAATCTCGCTGACTTCCCTTGCCTCGTCTCGAATATCGATCTTCACACCTACCCTCCTGTTGTGTTGAAAGTTGTTGTATTCTGCCCGGATATCTTCGCAGTGTCAATAGCCTTGACAAGAAAATAATCCGTGATAGAGTGAGGTCTCTGCTGGAGAGAAATGTCCACGTCACTCACCGGCCAGCAGTATAGCGTATGAAGAGGAAAGCTGCAAGCGCAACCTGAGTCGAATCTGAGAACAGGGCAGCGACGACCCGAAAGGGGAAAGCTCAGAGCCTATAAGGAACCCATGTTCCCCGCTCACCGACTCATCTGCATATATGTATATCTGCATGAGAGCGAGAGGTAGACCAAAGGCATGTCTCAGGCGGAAAATCCGTATGGCAAGCCTAGGGACAGGTCTGCCTCCACTACCGATCTATCTGCATACAAGAGCTTGACAAAGCTCTGCAATCCGTGTAGAGTATTCTCAAATCAATCACAGAGGAGTGTATAAATGAAACATGTTATTTACCGAGAAGACCTAATCGACCTATTACGCGACCGTATGAAGCTCCAAGCGCTGGAGGCTGGTGGCGTTGACAACTGGGACTGGTATGACGCATCGCTCGTTGACTGCGGGTATTTCGACGACGATGCGCGGGAACTTGAGGTCGAAGCTCTTGCAGATTGCTTCCCAACCGTAGGTGCGTAACCGTGGAGGAGTCGAAAGCTACCTTCAAAGACCCTTACCCTAGGTTCTTCGACGCTTCTCGTAGGTATGGCGAAACCAACGACTGCATGGTGGTGAGCTTTGCAGTCGTATGGAACACCACCTATGAAAAGGCACACCAGCACCTGAAAGTGAAGTGCAAGCGCGGTTACCGGCAAGGGGCTACTCAGAAGCGCTTCAGCTACGCAGACACTTGGTGCCCTAGACCCGGATGCTCTACCGGGAGGATGCTAAGGATAAGACTCTTAGGCAGTTTGCTGAGGAAAACCCTGAAGGTCGGTTCTGGATCGCGGTAAAGGGTCACGCTATTGCAATCATCGACGGAGTGTTGTACGATCACACTAATGACAAGAGACGTACCATCTGGCACTGCTGGCAAGTGTGGCCCGGAGAGGCACCTGAAAAAATCGAGAGGAAGCCTGATCCAATCTCACCTCCTGTGAGAAAGGCCCCGGACTGGTATGTCTAAACACAAACATCTGAAGTACAAAGAGGAGGATTTATGGAAATTATTTCGAGAGGGACACTCCCTCAAGAGGCTTTGTTTACGGCTAAGTGCCACCATTGCCTAAGCATTCTCCGAGCTAAGAGATCGGAACTTGAGTATGTTTCGTTCTCATTCTGTCGCCCCGGGGAGATGGGTATTATTTCGCAGAGTGCCCTGTCTGTCACGAAGAGGTGTCTGCTTGGGTTGCGGCTCCTGTCATTCCTGTGGCACCGGCCACCACGGAGTATATCACAAAGGAGCGTAAATAATATGGACCAGTTAGCAGGATTCATGGGCGAACCTTTCGTAATTGCGTTCGACTACGACGAGACGATCAGTCTCTACCCTCTTGCCTTCCGAATCGTCATGGATACCTTCAGGGGCTTTGGAGGCGCTTTCAATGTGATCGTAGTCACTGCACGCCACCCTGACAACAGCGGAGAGTTAGAGTGGCTACGGGACTACGGGTTCCCGATCTATTTCACGGCACAGAAGGCAAAGCGACCATTCATGGAAAATCTTGGAATAAAAGTCTCTGTATGGGTTGTCGTCAACCCGTTCAGCGTGGATAATGACCTTCCTCCGTGGACAGTGGAGCAATACGATGCCTACATGGAGGCAAAGAAGCAACGAGCTATCAACAGAGGGAGTAAAGCATGAGCGAGATTATGAAGGTTGAAGTGGGAGATCGGGTGGTCCTTAAGGCCTATTGCGATACATACACTGGATGTGCAAAGCGATGGGCGCAGGCGCATGGACGTTTGGATGAACTGCTGGCTACGGGATTCGTAGAAGATAGCTGGGTACATTGTGATGACCTCGCAGGAGGCTTGAAAGGTACTGTCGTGATGACTGAACTAGAAGAATGTTGTGCAGTACGTCTAGACGCCTACACCGATCACAGGGCTGTAGTAGTTGTCGACTCGTCTGACCTGTACATCGCATGCAAGGCAGCAAAAGCTCCCGTAAGCACCCTAGACGAGGCCTTCGGTTGTGACCACGACTACCTTATGGACTCTCCGGCTAACGCTCAGCGACTGAATGAGTCTGTCGAGCAGCTACGGACTGGTCAAGTCGTAGAAGTGGACGTGCCTATGAGTGTAAAGCAAGACGAAACTCCACCTGTCGTAGTGCATGTAGTAGAGAAGATTTACGATAGGAAAGGTAACGTACACCTCATTCTACAGTATGAGGTAGCAGGGGCGCTAATCAGGACGGTGGTTGAACAGGGAGAACTCATTTACTTCTTGGATGAAATGCAAGGTATGTACTTGACCAAGATTCAATTGGAGGTGAACAATGGAGTTGTATGACCAGTGGCGTAAGTATATGAGCGTCGTAATCTTAGAAGAAGAAGATAATGAGCGTCAGTGCATGCGGCTTATTGAGGCAGTTGGCGAACTCGATCCCTATATCCAAGATTTCCTAGATTCTTTCTCTATTAAAACTGAAGGAGGTGTGTAAGCATGAGTCAGAGTAAGCGCGATGAGATTGTAGTTGAAGCACGTGGGCTAGAGAGCTACTTCATTTCCCACTGGAACGGCTGGGATGTGCTGGACACTGCTTGTCTCGGATTTTATATCAAACCTGAGTATGTTCTTGACCCGGATATTCGAGAGCTTGAGCCTAGCTTCTTGGAGCTTGATTTCGAGCGTTGCCGTTTCCGATTCTGGGGAAATGAAGACGAAGGCGTGGACGGCAAACTCATGGAGGGCAAGTTGCAGATTATGACCAACTCCTTCGAGTACGTCTTCTTCAAGGAGGTTTGAGTGGCTAGACAGACTTACGAGTCTGCATCAGATAGGGCGGTCGAGGAGGCCGTCCGTTCTGAGCTTGAAGGGCGGTGGAAGTGTTCTCTTCATAAGCTACCTAGAGCCACTATATGGATTGGGCAGCCTGCCGGAATGGAAAGGTTGTTAGCTTTGTGGAGCTTAAGGCTCGGAATAATGAAATGCAGAAATATCCCGACTTCTTTGTGTCCCAGATGAAGTGGCTCCATGGGATCGAAATGCAAAGGGTGTTTGACATTCCCGCATTCCTTGTGGTAAAGTGGACGGACTATACAGGATATGTCAAAATGACAGCCAATGGCGTCAACTACATGAGCATGGGTGGCAGGATTGACCGTGGAGACTGGCAAGACCAAGAAGTTATGGTCCATATCCCGCTGAAAGACTTCACACGTTTATAGGAGGACAAATGAAACGACTCTGCTACCGTTGTCTGCATCTTGGAGAGCCTGTCATGCTCCGTCATAAGACTGGCATCTGGTATAAGGGTTGCAGTAAATGTGGATCAGGAGTATTCTATGGCTAAGAAGAACCCGGTGTTCAAGTTTCTAAACACAGTCAACAGGCCCTCGGTAGAGAGGGATAAAACCAAATACAGGCGGAAGCTAAGCATAAACAGAAGGAGCGATTAAATGAAGAAGGGTGATAAAGTGAGGATCAATGACGACGCTGATACCATCTTCCGGGGTCGTGTTGCCACTATCATCGCAGTAGACGAAGAGGGTTGCGTTATTGATGTGGGCAGCTACGAAGACGAAAGCGGAGAGCTTATCGAGTACCTTCACCTGTTCTTCGAGCGCTCTGAGTTGTCCAAGCAGGCGTAGGAGGGTATAATGAACGGACCCGAGTGCAGATGGTGTGGAGAGAAAACCGAAGCTGAGTTTGTAGACGTTGGGTTTGGATGGATGCAGCAAGTCACTGGAGGCATGTGTCACCAGTGTGGAGGGTATGAGAACGGTCACTACCAGAACGACGGAAGGCTCTCCGAGGTCGAGTTTGCCACCTACTGGAGTGGTCCGTTCGAAGATTATGCGGATTTCTCGCCATTCAATCATATGAGAGAAGGCGACTCGCCATGAAGGCTACACTGAGAAACCACAATCTGCTATACATCTACTTCCACACGTTCTCGGAAATGAATGAGTGGTTGACAGAGAACGCTGTAGATCAATGGACAGTCACGACTCTGGGCTCCGGCTATCAGGTGGCTGTTCCTATGGACCGTGCAATGCGGGACCAATACGTCTCGGAGAGGGGTTGACACGAACACAAGGTGATGCTAAACTCCGTGGTTGTCTGAAGTAAGGAGGTTTTATGTCCAAAATGACCGTGGCCCAAATTGCGGCTATGCACGGTATCGATCTGTATTCTGACCACAAGACCGCTTGTCCCCAATGCCGGAAGAAAGGCGCTGACAACAGCGGAGACAACCTAAAGGTCTATGGTACTGATCGTAATACCGGGGAACACAAAGGTGCCTATTGTTGGGCGTGTGGGTACACCTTGCTCTCTGAAGAGCAGGAAAGAGACGCCCGGGGAGAAGACGAAGAGGAGTGGAATTTCGTGGGAACTGAATTTAACGCAGAGATCAATGCTCAAATTAAAGAGCAATGCTCGTATGATCCGCGTGGTTATCGTGGCCTGTCCAAGGAAACTTGCCAGTATTTCGGAGTGCTACATGGTTTCGACCCGGAGACTGGCGAGATTGCAACTCAGCTATATCCTACTACTACTAATTATGAACTCACTGGCTACAAACAGCGGATCATGCCGAAGAACTTCTCAGAGCCTATCGGCGAGACCGGGAAGGATTGCGAGCTTTTTGGTCAGTTCAGGTTCAAGAATAGCAACAGCAAGAAGGTGCTTATTGTAGGCGGTGAGGTTGACCAGCTATCAGCATTCCAGATGCTCAAGGAGTATGATGACCGGCGAGCAGGCGGTAAGAGTGATTATGAACCGACTCCAGTGGTCAGCCCTACTATCGGTGAGAGTGGGGCATGGAAGCAGCTACAGGCTCAGTATGAGTGGCTAGACCGGTTCGAGCAAATCATTCTCTGTTTCGACAGCGATGACGCAGGACGAGAGGCAGCAGACAAGGCAGCCGATAAGCTTCCGAAGGGCAAGGTGTTCATGATGGAAATGAACCGTAAAGACCCTAACGAGTATTTGAAAGCTGGGCGTCAATCGGAGTTTGTCAGTGCATTCTATCGAGCCCGTACATGGACCCCTAGCGGTATTGTAGGGTCTGATGCACTCGACGCTCGAATGTATGAAGCTGTGCAGGTTGAGAAGATTCCTCTGCCACCGTTCGCTAAGAAGCTCCAGAAGGCTATGGCAGGAGGCATCCCGTTGGGCCGGATTGTGAATATCGGCGCTGCATCGGGCATGGGTAAATCTACTGTAGTGGATGAGTTCACTCTGTTTTGGATTTATAACTCGCCTCATATGCCGGGTACTGTGACTCTGGAATCGGACTGCGGGGAGTACGCAATCAAGCTGCTGAGCCGTAAGGTAGGTGAGAAGGCAGACTTGTACGAGACCGTTGAAGAGAAAGTGGCGTTCCTTGATCGGCACCGTGACGCTCGGTACGACTTGTGGCACAAGGAAGACGGAAGCCCACGCTTCTATCTGATCGATGACCGAGACGGAAGCCTAGCAGCCCTCAAGGCTCAAATCGAGCAACTGATTATTCAGTTCGAGTGCCGCGTGATTATTCTCGACCCGCTTCAGGACATTCTGGATGGTTTGAGCAATGAAGAGCAATCGGTGTTCATGCGCTGGCAGAAGGGTATGACCAAGAGCCACCGTGTGACGTTCATCAACATCAACCACGTTCGTAAGAGTGGTGGTGGTCAGAAGGCTAACTCGGCAGGTGCGGAACTGTACGAAGAAGATTTCCAAGGGTCTTCGTCCATCTTCAAATCTGGCGCAGCTAACATTCTGATGTGGCGGAACAAGGACGCGGAGAACGAGTTCGAAAAGAACCTGATTAACGTGAAGCTCTCTAAGTGCCGATGGACTGGCCGCACTGGCATGATGGGCAACTGGTACTACGACGTCGAGACCCATACAATCTGGGACTTGGACGATTATCTGGACCGATACCCTGACAAGCGCCGTGAGTATGAGGCTTGGATGGCTCAGAAGGAAGAGGAAGGCCGAGACACGGAATACTAAGGTTGACAGAGGGGTGATGCTTATGTATCATCCCTTTCGTCGTTTACAGGAGGAAAGGAAATGCAACAACGATTTGAAACAATCGAGCAATACCTCGAATGGATGGGAAATAACAATGTCACCAACATGACTTGGGATATCGAGTCCACGGGTCTGCTGGATGAAACGTCCATCGACTACACTGCCAGCCCCTACAAGATCAAGCCAAGCTACAGTCATCACTGTGTCGTAGTAGAAGAGCACGGCGGTAACATTCTGGCGTTCTACGACGGCCCGACTTACGTCTTCGACGGTCGAGAGTACACGGAGAAGCTGCCGAAAGCATCTTCCATGCTCCACACTGAAGAAGTTGTGACTCTCAAGGACTACACTCCGGTAGAGTATATTCACCTGCCGCTGAAAGAGTTCAAGAACTATGTGCTCAAGCGCAAGATCAAGCGCGTAGTGGCTCACAACATGATTAACTTCGACCTTATGTCGATGAAGCTTGTGGAAGATATGGACTTTACTATCGGCGTCGAGCACAGGGATGGTGGTCTAACTACTTGGTCGGCAGATACTTGGATGGGCAAGCAGGTGGTATTCGACGATACCCTCGTTATCTCCAAGACTTGTAACCCTGACCTGTTCGGTGGCCACAGTCTGGATAAGCTGTCTCGTCGCGCTGGTGGTGACACCAAGATCGACTTCCGCAAGCATCTGGCACCGGATGTTCGATTCCTCGACTTCGCAGCCGATATGCTTTACTACTGTATCTATGACGTAAAGGCGAACACCGCTGTATGGCACTGGTTGCAGGATCACGAAGACTACCAACTGTCCGACCGGGACAACTACATCAAGAACTGGTTGTCGCCGATTCAGTTGGAGAAGAAGGTTGCAGAGATCATCACCTATCAGGAGCACCGTGGCTTCGTACTGAACGTGGAACTCTGCGAAAAGGCTGTTAAGGACTTGGATGCTAAGATGGAAGAACGCCGGGCCCGGGTAGAGCCTGTGCTGCCTCCACGCCCTGCGACCAAGAAATTCATGGCAGACTACACTCCGCCTGTCCGGCAGTTCAAGAAGAACGGGGAGATCACCACCTACCTACAGAAGTTCATTGAAAAGATCGGCGCTCAATTGAAAGAGGGCGACGACAGAACCATGATCTTTGAGGGTAAGGAGTACAAGCTGCCTCTCCCGGCAGACGTACCGCTGAAGACGGAAATGCCTGCTAAGATCGGGGACACAACTCACATCAAGCAATGGCTTATGGGTGAGTTTGGTTGGATTCCATCAGAGTGGAAAGAGACTGATCTGACTGTGGATCAGAAGAAGATCAAGCTTCCGATGGAAAACATCGTTGCTAAGATCGATCGCTGGCTGGATGTAACGTATAGCACAGCGTACAAGGAAGAGCGGCTGGACGGGTTCGGGGATTACATGAAGATCACCCCTCGTAGCACCCGCGCGTATGTACGTCAGAGGTTGATTGATCGTGCAAGCAAGGGGGGCTGTAAGGTTCTCACTAACCCTAGCTTCACAAAGGGCCAAGAGAAAGAAATGTGTCCAGACCTCGAACGCATTGCAGAACAGTTTCCGTTCGCGAAGGATGTGATTGAGTACCTGACCTTTAAGCACCGGCGAAGCGCAATCCTCGGTGGCGGCATGGACTGGGACGAAATGGAGGATGGAGAGGAGCCGGAAAAAGGTTACCTTGCAAGCATTCGTCAGGACGGCAGGATTCCCACGCCTGCTGACACTTGCGGGGCTGCTACTAGCCGGATGAAGCACCGAAAGGTGGCCAACGTCCCTCGAATCACGTCCCTCTATGGTGCAGAGCTTCGAGAACTATTCGGTGTAGAGGACGGGTACTTCCAAATTGGGTATGACTTCGACTCCTTGGAAGCACGTAAAGAGTCGGCCTACTGCGATCAGTACGATCCGACAAAGGAATACTGTAAGTCACTCATGATGGAGAAGCCATTCGACGTTCACACGATGATGGCTAAGCGTATTTCCGAGATTATCGGTCGTCAATTTAACCGGTCTCCTGCGAAAAAACGTAAAATACGGGTGTACGTACGGTGCTCAAGCTGGTAAAGTGGCAAAAACCATTGGTGCCGATTTGCAAACGGGTCAACTGGTATTCGATGCGTTCTGGGATGCAGCATTCCCATTGAAAGCACTGAAGGATGACCTAACCAAGCAGTGGGAAGCCAACGGTAAGAAGTATATTGTTGGAGTGGACGGTCGCCGAGTTCCTACTCGTTCGGCTCACGCTATCCTGAACAGCTTGTTCCAGAGTGGCGGTGTTATCTGTGCTAAACGTGCTATGGTGATTCATGACCAACTGCTGGAGAAAGAAGGTCTGAAGGTTGACTTTTTCAAAGAAGACTGGAAGAACAAGCCGGAATTCTGCCAACAAATGATCGCGTACCACGACGAAGCGCAGTTGGAAGTCACAGCTAAGTCGGTCAGCTTCAAGATGTTCCCTTGGTCTCTTGTAGGCGGTAAGCCGGAAGGGGAGAAGGAGCGAGAGGCAGCCGAGAAGGAGTTGAAAGCTCTTGCTCAGGCTTACAAGGATGAGCAACTGGCTACCACGGGCAAGGTGTGGAGCGATATTGCACACTACAGCAAAGGCGAAGGTGGAGTGTTTGTAGCCTACTGCCGCGCTGGAGAACTTGCCACTAAGGCTGTAGGTGCTGCCGGGGAGTTCTACTCCACTCCGTTGGTGCCCATTGAACTGACCGCCGGCTACATCGTTGGTCGCTCTTGGAAGGACTGCCACTAATCTGGCACTAAGCGAAGAAAGGGGCTTGACAGGCCCCTCCGCCTCCTATACAATGGCCACATATTCATGACATACAGAGGAGAAAAACTCAATGACTCTAGCTTTTGTTATCTATCTCGTTATGACCGTATTCCCAGCCCTGTATTCGGCAGGGAGTTTTACCTTGATCGTTACTATCATCGCGTGGGTTGCAGGAGGGTTTGTTTACTTGGCATCGATTGGTGGCCGAGAAAATGAGGCAGTTAAAGCTACACTCAAAAATCACCTACGACCCTTGACATTCAAGCTGTTTCTACCGATCATTGTAATCGGTCATCTGGTCCCTTCGTCTGAGACGGCATGGTGGATGGTTGGCGGGTACGCTGCACAGAGCCTCTATCAAGCGGACGCTACTCAGCAGGTTCTCAGCGAATCTACTGAACTGCTCGAAGCTCTGGTTAAGCGGGCTAAGAAAGAAACTCTGAAAGCTGTCGAAGGCAGCAGCGAGTGATACGGTAATCACAGAATAGGAGGTATGTATGAACACGGCTCGACTCTACGTCTACGGCAAATCGTCTATGGTAGGAATCACTGTTGACAACAAGGCCAACCGAGAGTACTATACCTCTAAAGGCTTCGAGGTATCGGAGACACCGTTAGCCCATAAAAGCGTGGCTAACAAATACAAACAGAAAGGAGGTAAATAATATGTCTGGTGTTATTCCCGGGACTATCGTCAAACTCACTCAAGTGGGATGTGACGTCACCGTTGGCTGGCCAAAGGAAGCCCGATATGTAGGCGCATACGCAGTCGCAGTAGATGGACGCGATATCGGTCTCCCGGAAGGGGAAATCCGGTTCTGCTCCCTCCATTGGTCCATTGACCGAGACGTCAATGATGGACTTGGAGACTACCAATCGATGCTCGCTGACAACGACCGCTTCGAAATTGTAGCGATCCCGGGTAAGAAGTACTATGTTAAGAGCGCTGCCGAGCGCCCGGACTTGATCTCCCACTACTTGGTTACTTCGGAACCAGCTTTGTACGAGGGTTTCGAACCGTGCTGGCTAAAGAGCATGCTCGAAGGAGAGAGCCCATTCTGCATGCTCTTTAAAGGACGAGTTAACATCGGCGGTGATATTTCTGACGATCCGAAGCTCCAGACTCTCTACCCTGAATTGGTACTTGAGGAGTTCAAAGAAGAGGCAGAGGAGGCTATTGAAGCTCCGGTCAACGAAGAGAAGAAAGAAAAGGTTGCAAAGCCCGCTGTAATGGGTTATGCTGTTCTCGATGTAGACGGATTCCCGCTTAAGTTCACCATTACTCGCGAAGAGGCACGGTCCACTAAGCGTTGGTGGGGTGGCAAGGCGGAAGGCGTCTCGATTGTCAAACTGATTAAAGGAGAGGAGGTGCGCTAATGCGCTAATCCTCTTGCAGAATCCGGGAATGTCCGGTATGATCGTCGGTCAAGTGGCTGACACACTCGCCCAGTCTAGGGTACTTAAATAGGAGAAATAAAATGGCTTTTAAACTGAACGTAACTACCAACACTCAATCCGGCAACGGCGGCATCCGCAAGGAAGTCGATTGGGATGCTCTGAACAACCACGTCGTGGAAGCTGCTGGCACTGCCGCTAAAGCACGTTCGATCCCGGGTTATATCTCCGGCATCATCGACCTCGGCGAGCAAGAGCAGAACGATGCAGAGGTTGTGTTCACTGGCACTGCCGAAGATGAAATCCAAATCATCAAGGAATATCCGAACACTTACTTCAAGGATGGACTGGACAAGCAGACTCGCAAGCCTGTACGTCTGAAGTGCTGGCCGCAGCGCGATATGCAACAAATCGCGATCACTGTGGACTTCCCTCAGATCGAGGTAGACAAGAGCCTGTACCTGACCGGTAACAGCAACAAGTCTCCGCTTCGTGTCCTGTACAACGGCGACTTTACTCTGCCGGGTCAGAAGACTAAGATTGTTGGCCGTCCGTTCACCATCAAGGAAGTGAAGCACCCGAACGGCAAATGGGCGTTCGCTAAGAACTCCATGCTGCACAAACTGGCTGTAGCTACTGGCGTCATCAACGAAGACGAACTCTTCACCAAGGACCGCGTAGGCGAGCTTCTGGGTAAAGTGGCTCAGTTCCAAGTTCGAGTGTGGATGAAGCCGGGCAAAAACGACATGAAATTCCTCACCGAGGATATCAGTCTGGTCGGTATGGTGCCTGAAGGTGTTCCGGTTCCTGAACTGGATGAGAAGTACATCTACGGCGTGAACCTGTATGGTGAGAACGACGAAGAGGCAGTTAAGCAACTGCGTGCCAACGTCATTAACACCATCAAGCGAGCCAAGAACTACGAAGGTTCGGATATCAAGGCGATGATCGAAGCTGTTGAAGCTGCACGCGGCGGTAACCGCTCCAGCGGTGACAGCGAGGAACAAGCTGAAGCTAAAGAGCAGACTAAAGCTGCTCCTAAAGTTGAGCCGGTTCAGACCAACGTCGATGACGACATTCCGTTCTAAGGTTACGCGGAAGTAGAGGCAATAGAGGGGCTTCGGCCCCTCCCTTTCAAATTTCAAAGGAGGTAACACATGCAAATCAATCTCGGTCCTATTTTTCTTCTGGCTGCCATCATTCTGTGCGTACTGAAGTCTGCCGGCGTACTCGCTATCTCTTGGACTCTGGCGCTCATGCCCATCTGGATTCCTTTCGTAATCATGCTGGTTGTTCTTGTAGGTTTTGGCGTGGTAGCTGGTGTGCTTTATGCCATTGGGAGCCGCAGTAAGGTTAAGTACAGTTTTAAAAACAACCTCCGAAAGAAGTGAGAACCGATTATGAGCACCCTAGTTATTGTTCGAGTACCTGCGTACATTCTAAAAGGCCCTACAGTAAACAACTCCTTCTGCGGGGAGGTCTGGGAACGAGAGCTTTTCAGAGACTTGAAGAGTGCTGCGGGGAGTATCCTCAAAGGAGAGCCGGCTTATGTTACTCTTCCTAACAATGTAAACCCTGACACTCGACAGACAGAGTGGGACATTCAGGTTGTACAGTTCTAACCCAAGGGGAGCTTCGGCTCCCTTTTTCATTGGAGATAAAAATGAGTGAAAAGGAAGAGGATATTGTCCTCATTGACGGCGACCTGATCGCCTTTAAGTGTGCAAGTGTCAACGAGACTCGCTCAATCATCGATTAAAAACAAATTGACCGGAGAAGAAGAGACTTGGAAGAATCGGACGACTTGGCGAGAGAATAACAAGGACAGCGAAGGGTTCAACGAAGACAACTTCGAAATAGAAGACCATCAAGACCCCAAGCACGTATCCTATGGTATCTCTGTTGTTAAGACCATGATCGACCGAATTTGCCGACAAGCCGGGTGCAAGCAGTTCAAGATTCTCCTATCTGGTCCCGACAACTTCAGGGACTCTATCCCTCTGCCACAAGAGTACGAGTTGACCAAAGGGAAGAAGACATTCACACGCGGTGGTCGATACAAAGGTAAGAGAACTGGACAAATCAAACCTCTACAGCTAGGTCAGCTACGGCAGTACATGATCGAAGCCTATGACACCATCATTCACCCCGGTGAAGCGGATGATCTCATGGCGGAAATGATGTACAAAAATGGAGTGAGTTATTCCCGGGGAGAAACCAAGCAGCGTGTTATCGGAGCTACCATCGATAAAGACGCAGACGGCACTCTAGGATGGCTTTGCAACTATGAGAGGGAGCCTGTTCAGGTCAAGTTCATTTCGGGCCTAGGATCGCTCTATAGGGACTCTAAGGGCAAGGTGAGAGGCGAGGGACGTAAGTTCTTCTACTTCCAGTTGCTATTCGGAGACCCTGTTGACTGCTACCGACCAGCGGACCTGTGCATCGGAAAGGACTTCGGAGAAGTGGCTGCTTACAACATTATCAACCCTTGTGCGTCTGACAAAGAGTGCTGGCAAGCCATCTACGACACCTACAAATCTTGGTATCCTGAACCTGTCACCTATACAGCTTGGGATGGCACCGAGCACACGAAAGACGCCGTAGAGATCATGCAAATGTACTGCGACTGCGCCCACATGCAACGCTGGGCGGGAGACAGAGTTGACTGTAGAGCCGTTCTGGCTAAAATGGGCGTAGAGCTAGGAGGTGTTGAATGAGTGTAAGGCGCGTCCTTGGGAGGACTTCCCGGGCATCTGGAAAACTGAGGCGGCGTTCTTGAGTTGGGTCAGAGGCGGCATTCGCCGCTATCTCTGGTCCAAGAACCCCGTCAAACTGGAGTTCGCAAAGTCTAGAAGGGTCAAAATAGTCAACACCAATGAAAAGAGCAAGCTCCGCAATCCCACTGTATGGGGCTATGTATGCGAGCAGTGTGGCAAGGAGACCCCTCAAGCTGACGTCGAGATTGACCACAAGACTGGAGAATTCTCACTGAAACGTGTGGAGGACATCCAAACCTTCGTAGAGGGCGTGGTGTTCGTGAGAATGGAGGACTTAGCTGTACTGTGCAAACCGTGCCATGAGATCAAGACCTATGCAGAGCGTTATGGGCTGACCCTAGAGGAAGCAGATATCGTAAAGCAGGCTATTGCAATCCAGAAGCAAAAGGGATATGATAAGGTCTTCTTGCAGGAAGTGGGAATCAAACCCGCATCCAACGCAGAGCTTAGAAAAGAGCAGATCATTGGATACCTTAGGTCTAAGAAGGAGGGTGGATGAACGAGGATCGGGTTTACATTGTAGTAAGAGACGAGGCACCAGAATACATGGTGCCTACTCTGGTTGCACATAGCATCCTAGGGGCAGACATGGCAATGGTTCTCCTCGGACAGGACCGGGCCGTTCCATCGACGGACCTTCCGTCCCGTCCGTATATGCATGCAGCGGCAAAAACCGCCATTAAGTGGGTGGAGTGGAAACAGTGGAGCTTCCGTAAGATCGTTGTACGAGTTTCTGACAAAGAGTACAATAAGATCAAGCAAATCCCTTTCGTATATGAGGGGTATGAGAGAACCATCTGCAACGGAGAGGGCTCTTGTCTAGTGGTGCCTCCTCTTAGCAAGGAGGAAACCCCGAATGTTCTTAAATTTGCAAAACTGTGGAGGCCTATGTGAGAGAGAAGCTTATTAAAATCATGCGAAAGCTGCCGATCAGAGTACGAGCATCTATTGTTCTGATTTGGATATCCGTGTTCTTCTGGCTCCCGGCTGTAGCGGCATTAATTGCCGGAGTTATAGACTTCTTCTATACCGCAAAGGATCAGTTGGAAGAGGGATACTCGGTACTCATTTCCGCTGCTAAAGGAGCCGTTAAATGTCTTCGTACAGGAGAGGAGCTATGACGAGTCTTGCTACTTATGTTATCCGCCATAAGAAAACTAAGGAGATTTGGACTACTCCTAAAGGGAAGCGGCAATGGGCAACAAAAGGGGCTGCGGCTCTAGCTTGGAGAAACGCCTATGAGGGAACTACACTGGGCGTATGGGCTGCTAAAAGGGACATGGAGCGATGGTCCGACTTGAACATTCCTATGATAGTGGAGAATGGGTGCTACCGTTTGGCTAGCCGAGAGGCCGCAGCTTTCAAGAGTCAATCTGCTTTCGAGATTATCGATATAGCTGAATCTCTGAAGAATGAGAATCAATTGGTACTCGACTTGCTGAAAGACGTTATCGGATTTGAAGTGCCAGACTCCGTTGGAGACGGATACGTTCGTCTAACTATTAAAACATCCACATATGATGATATCATCAAACTACTGAAGGAGACGAAATGAGCATGATGGACCCTAAAGCATACTTCATCAAACAAGACCTAGAGGAAGCCACAAAGCTCCTTGAGAGGGCTCACAATCTACTCGACAACGTTCATTGCTACGATACAGATGTATACGAGGACATTGCAGCATTCCTCTACGGTCAAGAGTGCGAGGAGGAATAAGGTGCAGCGCGATATTAGTAAAACTATAGCAGAACTTCGGGACTTGATCGAAGCTGTCTCTATGCTCGACGAGGCCTTGGTTATGATGCAGAAAAACGGACTATATGATACGGACTTGTACAAACGTATCGATGCATTTTTGTATTATCAACCGGGAGAAGGCGAATGGGAGGAGGTAGAATGAGCAGTAAGAAACACTTTGTAATTTCTGACACACAATGCAAGCCGGGTATCAATCTGGACTACATGGAAGCTATCGGTAAATACATCGTAGCCAAACGCCCGGATGTTGTGATCCACATTGGAGATCACTTTGACCTAGCCAGCCTGTCGTCCTACGATAAGGGTAAACGCTCCTCTGAGGGCCGTAGGTACTCTGAAGACGTGCAAGTCGGACGTGAGGGTCTGGACCGACTGTTCAAGCCTCTGTGGGAGCTACAGGAACGTCAACGGGCTAATCGGAAGAAAGTGTACCAACCTCGGTTGATTTTCACACTGGGCAACCACGAAGAGCGGGCTGATCGAGCAGCGAACGATAACCCTGAGTTGTATGGCACCGTGGGGAGTGAGGAGCTTGGGATTCAGGACTACGGTTTTGAGGTTGTCCCGTTCCTCAAGCCTATCGAAGTGGATGGCATCTACTACGTCCACTACCTGCAAAACCACTTCACTGGCAAGCCACTAGGCGGTACAGCGAACAACATGCTCAAGGCTGCCGGTCATTCGTTTGTCATGGGCCACCGTCAGCTTCTGGACTGGGCGATCCATCCTACAATTGATGGCAAACAAAGGCTTGGCATTGTGACTGGAGCGTGCTATCCTCACGACGAGGCTTACAAAGGCTATCAAGGCAACAATCACTTCCGTGGCTGCGTGATGATTCACGAAGTGAAGGATGGTTTTGGTCTACCTATGCCAGTAAGTCTGGACTTCATGATGGAGAAAGGAGGTTTCAAATGACAGTTTATAAGTTCTGGTGTGAATGGGATATCGGTATCAATGAGTGCCTGTGGCGAGACTACTACCAGATGGAAGAAGATGTAGTTAAAGCTTGTCAGACTGCGGGATTGATGATACTATTGAGGAACTGGAGGACGCAGGCCTGCTGGGCTTCGACTCTGTTAAAGTTATCGGCTAATTAGGTAATAGGAGGGCATATGGCTGAGTTTTTCCTTGGGGCGGCCCTTGCAGGCTTGTTCTTTATGTTTAGTATCACTGCGAGCTTTACCGCCGAAGATATTGAGAAAGTGACTTCAACATGCGAGAATAACGAAGCGTCAAGTATTTCGGAGTTGACTTCTTCGGAGACGGTGCTGTACACTGCAACAGCGGCGCTATTTTCAAAATCGACCGCAAATCTAAATAATCGAAAAGGAGATATAAAAATGACTGATTTCAACATCACCCCGGAACAAATGGAAGAAGCAATGGCAGGTATGAACCCGGAGCAGCGGGCTCTGGTAGAGAAAGCCTTGACCGACCGTAAGTCTCTGGAAGATTCCATCGTGACCGAGGACGGTGAACTGGACTATGGCATGCTTGCACGACACATCCGCACCAGCTTGGGCGACCTGCCTATGGTGATGGGTGGCCCTGACTTCCTGAAACTGATGATTCTGGTTGCATCTATGCCTCAGACTAAGGACGATCTCATGACCCTGCACATGAACCTGTCCTTCATTCTGGACTGCATTCGTGAATCGATTAGCGACGAGGAGTAACAAGTGGAAGAGATTGTAAAAGACGAGGCTGCCCTCTCTGAAGACGATCTCATGGTTGACTCGGCAGGGCTTGATGCCCTGCTGGCGTTCCTAGAGAGTCAATTCAAGGGTCCGCAAGGAGTGTTGAAGGGTTACATCACTATGCGGGTGATGTGTGCTAAAATCGAGAGCCTAGAAGGGTTCCAAGAGCTTAAGGATATGGAGGTGAACTTTGAGTGAGCACGTTCATGTTGGACAATCGATCTCGCTAGTTAAGAGAGCGAAATGCTCCCCTAATATCGATCATTGGAATGCCTGTGATATCCCTCACGGAACGGTTCTAGTTGTTACTGAAGCTCGGGGTAATATCAAAGAAGGTGAACTGGTTGTAAGGATGGTAAGTACCGCTGACGACGACTGCTCTGTCAAAGTATGCCGGTTTTCCGACTTCTTCCTGCTGAAGAAGGAAGGTTATGATCCGAGTAATCTGGCCGATATGCAACAGGCGTATGATGTTTTGTTCGAGGAGCCGCCCACGGCTACTTTTGTTAACTGGGAGCGAGCCCAGCCTCTGACAAACCTAGAGAGAGCTTATGGTTTGTTTTCGACAGGAGCGACACCTAAAAGTATTCCATTGTTCGAGAAGGCGTCTATTAAAGATATCTTGTCGCCCTACACCGCTGATGAAGAAGAGTTTTCGGCTCTAGCTGAGGAGTCGGAGGTAGAGCACGAAGATGCGGAAACGACGGTTGAGCACTTGTCGAAAGGGAGCAGCTACGATCAGTATAAAAAATCCATGCGGAGCGTAGCAGAAAATGAAGAGCAGGGATTGATATTCGTAGGTCTAGAGGACTACCTAGGCGAAGATAACTACGCCACACTGGAAGCTATGGCCAACCACACAGAAGCTGTGGGTAGCGGAGGCTCCTCCAGTTATTACACTGTCAAGGTGACCAACCCAACCACGAAGGCTAATCGAGAGTACTTCGCAGAGTGTAATGACATTATCGAGGCGTTGGATATGCGATTCGGTCAAGGTAACATGTTCAAAGCGTTGTGGCGTGCTGCGGCAGCTCAGAACCTAGGCAAGCTCAAGGCCGGCAACGATGTTATCCGGGACTACGAGAAAGTCATCTTCTTTGCTCAGTTGGAGATCGATAAGATTCTCAGAGAAAGGGGTTGACATTCTCTCTGAGGCTTGCGATAATAGGCTCCAAGTTGAAACGAAGGAGGTATGTAGATATGATCCAGAAAGTAAAACAGAAGCTCATGATGGTGCATCCTGTACTCGCTAGCGAGGTCGTATGGTGCCTCACCTTCGCAATGCTTCAATAAGACAAGGGAGCTTCGGCTCCCTTTATTGTATCAAAGATTTAATAAGGAGAGTTTATGCAAATTTCTGCAAAAGTGATTCAAGATAGCTTCCGTACCGGACTAGGAGAGGCGAATTGCCGAAGAATCACCACATTCGAGCTGGAGTATCCTCGATTCATTCATAGTGAGCTAATGACTCACCGGCTGTTCAGTCGGAACGCTGCAAGTAGTCGAGCTATTCCTGTTGCTCATATGATCCGGCAAGTAGAAGAGAATCCTGCGATGCCTATTCACTGGGGCATGAATCAGCCGGGAATGCAAGCAGAGTTTGAACTGAACGAATGCCTACAACGTAGCTCTCAACATCTGTGGAAGAAGGCTGCGAAGACTGCGGCGAGGATCGCCAAGGCATTACATAAAATGGGCCTCCACAAGCAGGTGGTTAACCGTCTCCTTGAGCCGTTCCAGATGATGAAGACTGTTGTTACCGCTACGGAACTGGATAACTTTTTCTACCTACGTCGTCACAAGGATGCTCAGCCGGAGATTAAAGCCTTGGCCGGGGTGATGTATGAGGCTCTTCTTGAGTCTAATTCCGAGGTGCTGCGACACGATGAGTGGCATGTTCCCTATGTGACTCGGTTCCGCATAGGGGATGGTAAGCTGCGTTACGCAGATTGCAACGGGCAAGAACTCAGCGTAGAGGATGCTATCAAGGTGTCTGCTAGCTGCTGCGCTCAGGTTAGCTATAGGAAGAACGACGAGACTCTGGAGAAAGCTCTTGTAATCTACAACCGATTGGTAGATACTAAGCCCGTTCACGCTAGCCCGTTCGAACACCAAGCAACGCCGATGCTGGAGCCTCACTTCTGGTGTGGGGATTGTCAACAACAGCCGGATTGGGAGGATGGCGTAACTCATGCGGATCGTGAGGGTAATTTCTGGTCTGGTAACTTCAAAGGTTTCATCCAACATCGTCAACTAATTAAAGGGCATGTATGTAATGAATACTACGGCCAAGAAGAGGAAGGAGTTTAAAATGGCAGAATATAACCTGAGTCTGGAAGACCTCATGCTGGTCGATGGCTTCAAAGAGGCGTTCCAGAGTAATAATGAGAAGGTGGTTAGGGAGCATCTGTGGACTAACGGCATGGATGTTAAAAACTACTCGTATGAAATGGTTTTCTGTCAACATCGCACCCTGATTGGCCGAGTCGTAGAGGGCCTACGATTCTCTGGCTTTGAGCGGACAGACAAGGAATGGTTGAGCCTCGGCTGCGCCTCTCTGGAAGCTCATATCGCAGCGTGTGATGATAGTAACCTGCGGTTCACTCTTCGTAAGATGCGACCAGAGGGATCGACAGAGGCAACGTTCCACAATTAATGCAGTAGGAGTAGATATGGAAGTTACAAAGGCTCTCGTAGATGAGGCCGATATTTTCAATAAGATCACACAAATCAGGACTCCAACGGAGTCCTATGCCCGGAAATATCCGGTCATTGTCGAACTAGCAAACCAGCAACTAGAAGAGAAGTTGTGGTTCTCTAGCGAAATGAAGGTAGAGCTGGATAAGTTGAACCTGAAGTTTAAGTTGGAACCTCATCAGCTTCACGCTGTAAAGACTGTCCTTCAACTGTTCCTCAAATACGAACTGATCGTAGGTGAGGAGTTTTGGATGGGTAAAGTAGTCCGAACGTTCCCTCGCCCAGAGGTTAAACTAGCGGCTTCGATCCTGTGCATGATGGAATTGGCAGTCCACGCTGAATTCTACAACCAGATCAACGTAGTGCTGGGGATGGATACAGATGCGGACTATGTAGCTTACAAGGACGACCCCGAGCTTATGGGTCGGATGGACTGGCTTGAGTCTGTTCTAGGCGATGAAGACGATGTTCTTTCGGTAATTATCTTCAGCCTAACAGAGACTGCCCTTCTGTTCAGTTCTTTCGCTATCCTGAAGAGCTTCCAGTGCAACGGGTATAACGATATCCCTGTCATCGCACGCGGAGCTAACCAGAGTGCTGTGGATGAAGACTTGCACGGTGTAGTTTCGGCTGAGATCATCAACCAATACTACGCAGAGATTGGTCGACCATTGTCTGAAGATACTCGGCGTGTCGAGAAGATTCGACAAGCTATCGACCATGTATATGCTCATGAATGCCGTATTGTCGATATGGCGATCCCGGGCGGAGAACTTAACGGCGAGTCGGCTGAAAACTATAAAGCGTTTGTTCGGTATCGTTTGAACGTATGGTGCCGTCGTCTAGGTCTAGAAGATCACTTCGAAAACGATGACACTCCGATCAAGGATTGGTTCGAAATGAACACTTATGCCTACAAGATGATCGACTTCTTCACTCCGGGTATGGGCATGGAATACGAACTAGGGTGGGATGAAGAGGAATTGGCAAAGGCTTGGGAAGAGGAGCTGAAATATGAGTAAGAGAGATACATTCAACTATTCCGAAGCTAGGAAGAACAGCCAAGCAGCAGGTGAGACTCCACTGTGGTACACTACGGCTGGCTACCAGTTGTTCATGAAGAAATATTCGAACGAGGGCGAGTCTGTTCGCTCTCGTTTTGAGACTGTAGCAAGAGCAATGGCTCAGCACGCCCCTATGGTGTATCCTGAATGGTGGGAGAACGACGAGTACACTAGAGGCAAGGACTGGGAACAGGTATTCTTCGACGTTATGTGGGATGGATTTGTCAGCCCATCCACTCCGCTCCTGTCGAACGGCGGGCTCCGCAAGAAGGGCACTACGGTATCTTGTGCTGGTGGACTGATGGACAACAACCTCTATGACCGTTACAATGTAATGACAGAGATTGCCGTGCTAACGAAGCACAGCCATGGAACAAGCTTCAGCCTGACCAACTGGCCATCCGAAGGCGATGCCATTCGTGGTGGAGAGTCGCAGGGTGTTATGCCTGTCATTCGTGACGTTATCAACGTTATGGAAGAGGTCGCACAGGGTTCTCGTCGTGGTAGCTGTGCCTACAGCATTAACCCTCGCCATGGGGACTTCTGGAACGTTATCGACCACCTGTACAAGCGTACAGAATCGAACAACGTCGGATGGTTGCTGGACGACAACTGGTGCAAGGCTATGGCCGAGAAAGACCCTGAAACGCTGAAACGATGGAAGCGGATGATGTTCGTTAAGCTGGCAAGAGGCAAGGGTTACTTCACGTTCATTGACAAGATGAACCGGCACCTCGCAGAGCCGTTCAAGCGAGCAGGTTTGAAGGTAGAGGCATCTAATCTCTGCCAAGAGACTGTGCTTCCAGCTAACGACCAGTACACGTTCAGTTGCGTGATCCTGAACTATAACCTCGAACTCTACCGTTCTTGGCCTAAACACCTTGTGTTTATCGGGCAGGTTATGTCGGATTGCAACATCAGCGAGTACATCGCAACCATGGACGAAGTTAGCATTCAGGATCGCCGGGCTCTGGAGAAGATTTACCGGTTCACCAAAAACTTCCGAGCACTTGGTAGTGGGGTTCTAGGATTCCATACTCTGCTCCAGCGTGAACGATTCCCGGTCGGCAGCATGGACGCTATGTTCCTGAACAACGCCATCTTCAAAGGGATGAAGGAACAAGCGGAAGCTTGTAACAGTTGGCTGGCTGCGGTTCTAGGAGAGCCGGAGGGGTGCCGTGGACTAGGGAAGCGTAATGCCACTACGACGATGATGCCGCCAACTAAATCGACGGCAGAACTCATGGCTGGGGCTTCTGAGGGCATCGGACTGGACGTTGCTATGTGCTTCACCAAGCAGAGCGCTGGAGGTGAATTCTTCCGTGTCAACAAGGTGTTGCTGGAGATTATTCAAGAGCGAGGCCTCGATTGGGAAGAGTGTGCAAGGCAGATTAACGAACGCAAGGGGAGCGTCCAGCACGTAGACTGGCTGACAGATCACGAAAAGGCGGTATTCCGTACTGCTTTCGAAGTGAGAATGGAAGACTACCTACGACTGTGTTCCCAGCGGCAGAAGTACATCGACCAAGGGCAAAGCATCAACCTTTATTTCACGTCGAATGACTCGCCGGCTTACATCTCGTACATCCATCGTCTGGCCATGGAAGACCCGAACATCCTCTCGCTATACTACATCTATAGTATGCGAGGTGCTGGGGATATTTCCAGAACGGAAGAATGTGAAATGTGCATGTAAAATCATTGGCCCGGGGCTTGACAGCTTCCGGGCCTTTTGTGTATTCTGAGCCCATCAAACAGACGGAGGGTCGAAATGAACAAGTTTTCTGAGGTCTACTTCTCTTGGAGTGCAGCAAGCTCTCGCGCAAGCTATCTTATAGATAAGGGATGGACTGCTACGCTCCGGCGATCCTTTGTAGGATCGGAGCCTACGTGGGTAGTGGAGTTCACGCGATGAACAACAAACTACGAGAAGAGTTTAATCGATGGTGGGCCCGAGAGGAGCAGGAAGAGCTTCGCAAATCTTGTGCTAAAGGCTGGGCAGAGTATATCTGGAGGTCTAGTCGTGAGGCTCTGAAGGTGGAGTTGCCGAATCCTGAATACTTTGGCGATTACTGGTCTGGGGATTGGGCCTACAACGTAGAGGACACCAGAGACGCGCTCCTACAATCTGGAATCGAGGTGATCTAATGGGAAAATATTCTAAAAAGCGACTGATGCAAACTAGTGAGCCTTACGGCTCGGCAACTTACGCGCTGGATGTAGCAGCCGGTCTACAAAGAACTAGATTTTGTGAATTTGCCTGTGTAACGGAGGATAATCGAGTAATTAGCGTGTGGGAGTATAGTGACGTCGAGCCAGACAAACCTGTGCACCCCGGTCAGCAAAGGGTGCTCGTACCTAACTACTAAGAGGAGGATTTAATGGAACAGACTATTGACAAAATCCGGTATATCGTTCTCGACAACGAACAGCGGCATGTTCTGACCCTATGTCAGTTAGCCGTTCATAATCTCCTCCGTGGGATTCAGTGGACGAGAGATAAGCATGGTCAGATTCACATCCATGATGTTACAGGCGTGGAACTCGGTGTGCGTCAAGGGATTATCGCTGAAGTGTTCCTGTACCCGGGGTATACTATCCTAGAGGAAACTGAGGAATGAACGGGGCCCAGAAATTTCACAGCCCGGACGGTCCTGCCTTCAATCAAGGAGAGCTGTGGGAGAGCTGCGAAGGGCATGTGGTCGAAATTAAAGGAACTGAGCGATATGGTTCTGAAAAGTGGGATGTTAACGTTTACTACGTCTACGCAGGTAAGTCGCCTAATATGCCCGCTGTTCTAGCGAGCCGACAGGAGCTTCCAGCCCGCGAGTTTTCAAAAGACGCTTGGAACTTCCAAGTTAGGTATCAGCACCAAGCTGACAAGGAGATTTGATATGGATATGTTCGACAAGTACATGCAAGTGATGTATGACCGGGACTTGAATGTAAAGAAGGTGGAGGAGCTAGAGGCGAAGCTGAGGCTGGCACTGCGATTACTCAGGGAGTCGCGCGGTTTCGTCGACTGCGATAACCCTCTCAATGTGAGCGGTCAAATCGAGCTTCTTGAGGAAGTCGACGCATTCCTTCTACTCCCTGTAGCCAAAACTCAGCACAGCGTGCCAGCGGGATGGAAGCTGGTACCCGAGGACGCCACGCTGGAAATGGTCGAAGCCTTGAAGGCAGTGCTTGTCACTACGAGCAAGGGCGGAATCTTGCGAGCTGGCATCGCATTGAACGCAGCAATCGCCGCCGCGCCCGGTAAGGAGGACTGAAGATTATGCGACCTAATGTTGTGGATACACTGGGAATCAACATGTGCTATCACTGCGGAGGCAAGCTGTATGTTCGCGGAGTTTGCACCATCTACTGCTCAGACTGCGAGAAGGCAGAGAAAGATAAACCGTTCGTCAGGATGCAGCTTCTACAGGATATCGCAGACAGTAAGAGGCTTGACACAGAATAATATTCTTTGTAAGATAAGCCCATCACAGACAAGGAGGAGCCGAGAATGGCCACTACAGAGAAAATTATTGAGTACGTCGAGGGGTGCATATATCGCTTGCAGGAGGACGTGATGGCCTATTCTAAGGGCTTCAGGGACAGAGCCTTGTCTAATCGGACAGGCTACATTCACGGCCTGATTACCATGGCTGAAATGAATGAGCAAGTGAGTATCGAAGACTGCGACAAGCTCCGAGCTAATCTGCGAGACGCTTCTGAAGCAGTGATGAACACATTGGACTTTTAAAGTCAACTAGGAGGAAGTTATGATAAAAGATTTTGTAAAACTCGTTGGCTTGTCTGCCGCAGCCTGCCTTCTGCTTGTATGTATTATAGGCATGTTTGTTACAGTTCTGCACAGTGGGGCAGAGATTGTTCAATCTCAGATGGAACAGAAAGACATTATCGTGTCTACCGATGACGGCACCATCAATCTCGGTCGCTCCGTGAAGAGCGAGAAGCTACTGTACAGCATGTGCATCAAGGTGGAAGACCGTAAGCCAGCTTGCGAATTCACCACCAAGGATAAGGTAGTACATGAAGTGCGGCAGGTGATGCGCCCGGGCGAGGCTACTGCACGTGACATTAAGATTGCAGTTAACGCAGCAGTGACGTATACTGGAGAGAATGGTCAGAAGGCTACCTCCCTGATCCCTCCGAAAGGTGAATTCCTGCCGGCAGGTACTCCGTCAGAGGTGCATATCGAAACGATTGACCGCTTGTTCGACAGCGTGTATAATGACTACAAGCAAAACTTCAGCAAGATGTGAGGAGGACTCATGAAAGCACAGCCTAAAGAAGTAGAGACCCTATCTTTCGACAAGCGACCCAAGGCCGGGGATATCGTTCGACTGCGGTCCGATGGCAAGGCTTACGAAGTGTGTGCTGTGTATCCGACAGCGGTAGGCTGGGAGGCGGCGCTTCGAAGCGTGTACGACAAAACCAAGACTGTCACTGTCGGCATGGAGTGGTGAAATGTCCGCGACTAACAAGTGCGTCAACTTCCTCCCTGTCACTCCGGACGGGCGAGTGATCGTCCGGTTCGGTAAAAAGAGGTTAGGATGGCTCGGTAAAGAGGGTAAAAAGTGGTATTATTACCCTTATGGATGCGAAGGCAGGATCAAATCCGAAGGCTTCAAAACTCTGATCGATATTAAGGCGTGGATTAAAAACCCCGACTCGGTTTGGCCCGGGCCCCTAGCTTGAGATTGACTAATAAGCCGACGAATGGTACAATGGGATGTAGGAAATTCCCTACTCAGTATAAGGAAACTAGCAATGACTAGCCGCTGGAAAGAGGCCGTGTATCGCAAGTACTCGGTACGTCGTCTGCGGCAGGAACTCGAAGAGTTCAAAGAAGCTAGACGCTTTGCACCAAATCAACGCATCCGTGCATGGTTTGATGCTCATATCGAATTTCTAGAACGCCACTTGGCTATTCGAGAGTCCGGCCAAGCCTACCCAGACGACCTTCTGTAATTAAGTGTTGTAGGTAGAGATTCAAATCATGGTTAGTGGCAAGGACGCCACACTTTCAGCCCGCCCACAAGGCGGGCTTCTTTTTGCCTGCAATTCAGGGTTGACTTGGAGTACCAGAGCATGTAGACTTACCCCGTCCAACACAAGGAGGAATAAATATGAAATTCAATATCTCAAGACAGTTATGGGTGGCTAAAAGCCAACGGAAGGGCGATTACAAGGGAACGCCCTTGGCGTACATGGCTCAAGTAGACTTCAACAAGGACGGAAGCTTGGCTTCTAGCTTCAAGAAGAAGCAGCAGACAGGTGAGGGCTGGGCAGGAAAGAGCGCTGAGACGTGCTTCGTAGATAATGTCCCGGTAACGGGGCACTTCATCGGCGACAGCGTGGAGCGCTGGGTGACCGAGAACAAGTACTTCCGTGTAACGGACCCGCGAGGTTTCGTTCTGGAAGTCCCGACCGGGAACATCTCTACCCTGCTATTCAACTGCACTGTAGTCAAGGGAGTCATTCAAGAGCCTTGTGTGTGGGTTCGGATGGGTTCTCAGCACGTTCTACTGCCGGAAGGTTCCTCTCTCTACAAAGAGGCTGTAAGCTTCGTGGAGCGAAAAGAGTCGGCCAAAACTGTTAAAGATATGGTGGCAGGGGATCGATGCACTCTTCTTAGCTACGGGACAGAGGAGAAACTAAGAGGCTATCTACCTCGGACAGGTGAAGATCACTTGGCACCTCCTAGCTAAAAAAGGCCGGTAACTCTAGCCGAGGGTGGGGTGGGGGTCGGGTGGGG